CATATGCTTACTAAAGATATTTAGATAAGAGGCAGCATAAACGATCTCGAACTCTGGAGGTCTCCAGGATGAGAAGATCGTGTTGCTGCGGACTTGAATGTTGTTTCCGCAAGTCGTTTTGCAGTTAGTGATTTGCCGCTATAGCGTCCAGCTCAGATTGGAATTCGGACACAACATATTCGGCGTCGTAATGCCACTGCTCATCGTTGTTTCTGCAGTCCTCATACATGTCTAATATGTCACGCCAAAGTTCCTGATTTGCAGTTACCTTTTCCTGCGTCTGAGCGCCATACTCTTCTTCGATAGTCATCGCCATATCTTCTGCGTTGTATTCACTCTTGACGAATTTATAAACATCGAAAGCATCGTAAGAACTAAGCACTGTGCCGTTGACAACGTATTCGCCATTACTGTTTCGTGTTACCATATGTATTCCTCCGTTACAATTATAATAGTATAACTCTCAGCCGCAGCGATTTACTAAAACCATTTAGATTAAGAGTCCGTGATTTACGAGCATCGTACGGGAGTGATAACTGTCGTCGATGCTTATAAATCCGGATGATATGCACTTTGCTGACTGAGAGTTTGCAGTTATTTTTTTATTCCATATTCGCAAAAGGATCGCTGAGGCTGATGTAGTTTTCCGCCATAGAAACCTTAAGTGCCTTATAGAAATAGTAGTCGGGTGACTGAATCTCGAGTCTGAGTTTTCTGAGGGCATTCTCTCTGGTGTAAACTTCATCGAACCAGTGAAGAATAAATCTTCCGTCAAACATGATATAGTTTTTGAGAGTATAATAAGCGCCAGCCTTCTTGAAGCTGCGAATAAACGCATCAGCAAGCTCGTGGTTCTTGAAGTATCTGCCGCCCTTCATGCCTGTGCCTTCGGGGATATCAAACGCTCTCTTTGCAATTACCAGTTCAATAGCCTCTGCAATTACAGCGAAGTCTGAGTATGACCAAGCGGTATTTATAAGGCTCTGAAGACTGGGCTGGAACTCCTTAGCGAAGTTCATAAATATATCGGCGATGCTATTCACATCAAAGAAATGCTTGCGCTCTTCAAATGCAACGGGGTCGTTATCTTTGAGGTGAGCCAGCAGCTTAGCTTCCTTACAGGTATAGAGGATACTGTACTTATAGGTATAGAAATTTGCGATTACCTGATTGATACTTGTGGTGACACTCTCCTGTCTCATAAGTCTAATGAACTGAGCGGAGATCCAACGTCTTGTTGTTCTGGGGTTATAGACTTCGCCGCAGATCGTCTTGCCAAAATACTTACCGTGCGCAGGAATTGAGTTATCATTGTCGGCAGGGATTGGAGTATTAGCCATATCGAGCATTGACTTTGCCACCAGTTTTGCGAACTCATTCATATCGAGGTTGCTGTTGTTAAGGTTAACGTTGTTCGTGTTGTTGTTAGTCATAATAAATTTCTCCTTTTAATATGTATGGTTTATGGTTTTCGGGTTACTGGATATAGCTGCGATAGATTATGAAACTATCGGTCAGTTTACGGAACCAGCCGGGCGTTTCCCATTTAAGGGTACCGTTAAGACTTCCGATTATAATAGCGGCACAAAGCTTTGCGTGCATTACATCTCGGTTATCGTTACGGTAAAAGTCGGTCATGCTCAGCTCATCGGCAGACAGAGGTTTAAACAGGTAAGTCTTGCGGCTGTTCTCACTGCTCGGTGACGAATGAATAAAGTTCTCGTAAAGAGTTACCAGATCGTCATAGCCGGACACAGGAGACCCCAACGAGTCGATAACTTCGCCGCCTATCATATCAGCTACAAGCTTGCCGTTTTCCATTACGACACGCTTATCTATTCTGATATTCTTTTTGACCAGATCGAACCTGAGCTTATGCCCCGATTCTGATTTTGCAATTAACGCATCATACAGCGTCATGTATAACACCTCCTTTTATTTTGTTTATCTCGCTCAGCCAGAGTTCGTGGTCGGTATGATAGACTTTGTACATATGATTAAGGCTGTACCAACCGGCAGCCCTTACCATATCTATTCCGTCTGCCACAGTCCTTTTCCTGTTGGCTTTAACGTTTATTCCTTTCTGGAACTGGATCGTGTAATTGGGGTTATTATCTGTAGAACCGAGACCCCAAACCTTATTGCGACCTGTTATCACTGCTCTTAAACAATCTTTACAATACCTGTCTATCATGTCGATATCATGTTTGCAGTTAACGGTTCCGAACAGATACTGACACATGCCGAACTGGTTGCTGTTCTCTTCATATGCAAGGAACAGATACCTCTGGAGCCGCCTGCATATCCGCTTGGTCTCCGCTTCGGTAGCCGGTCTTTTGTGTTCTCTGCTCCACTGTATCGTTTCAGATTTTATATGCTGCTCGATACCTCTGAGAGTTTTTGCAGACACAGTTATCAAGTCGCCACGTATCTTAAAGCCCAGAAACTCGAACCAGTCTTTATCTGCCTGTAACGCTTTGACCTTTTTGGGATTAAGAGTTACACCCTTTGGTTCGAGCATCTGCTTTATAACTTCGAGGGCGTGGTCAGCTTCCCTGCCGAGGATTATGATATCGTCAGAATAGCGATAATAGATAACATCCATATTACTTATGGTCTCATCTATATCTCTCAAGCACAGGTCAGCCAGCAGACAGGCGATAGGATTGCCCTGACTTAGTGATTTATATCTGTATTCGGGTTTTCCGTTTATGATTATAGTATCGTCGTGATAATGTTTAATTACTATGTTATCGATACAATCCTTATCGGGAGTTATGATATCGAGTGTTCTGTCAAGCGTTTCACGATTTACGGTATCAAAGAACTTGCTCAGGTCAAGCTTGTATCCTTTGTACCATTTCTTACGGTTCATCTCACTGACAAGAGCCTTTACGGTCTTGCCGGCTGACAGTCCCCTGCGGTAAGAAACGCAGTTAGGATGTATCAGGTGGTGAAAATCGTCGTAATACATCTTATAGAATGTATTGCACAGAACTCGGTCAAACGTTTCGAGAACTGCAAGCTTGCGGACTTCTTCAAAGTTTCGCTTCTCTGCTTCGGCGAATGTCAACCAGTTGTCTGTAAGCTTGTCAATGTACATCTCTACAGGGGCTTTGAACTCGATTTTGCAATTAGCGATAAGGTCGCCTGCAAGAGCCCACGCTGCATCTTGCGAAAACGTGGACAGCACGCACATATCGAGTCCCTTGCGGTCGATGTGCAAAAGCGCTCTTTCATGCAGCTCTCGGTCGTTCACAAACCGTTCAAGTTTATTCGGTTTCATTTATCTCTTCTCCTTTCCGATTATTCTTATTACAGTTATCAGTTCATCGTCATACAGATAACATTCGCAGTCATCTCCATGACGGCATGATGTTGTCCCCTTGTCATCATATACAGTTATTCTTCTTCCACCTCCCAAGTATCTGTTTCTGCATCGTCAAGATAGAGATTACAGTTATTATAAAATGATTTCTCTGCCGCTTTCACCGCTGCATCTTTATTTTCAGCTTCGATGTGAAGCGTTGTATATCCAGTTACTAAAAGTGTTACACTGTACTTCTTCATTTATAAGCCTCCTCTACTGTATATGTAACGATGTTACCGTCGGTCAGACTTATTGTTTTCAGATTCTCCCTTTCGTCGCACGTTTCATCTACGTGTATGTGAAGGTTGTCATATTCCAATAAGTCAAGGCAGTATGCCCTCTGCAGTTCTTCAACTGCGGTATCATAATCATCGCAGAGCTGAACAAGAAGTATGCCGTCATAAGCACTGCGAATAATTACAGCATAACCTATCTGATTCATCACCTATCACTTCTCCTTTATAGATATGATTACATTTTTCCTAACCTTGAAATTATCGAAAACGAATAACATCTTTGTTTCCTTTTCAAATTTTCCGGTTAGAATAACGTCGCACGTCACCAGCGGTTTCGTATGGACTTTTATTCTTTTGGTTATTTCATATGACTGACCTATGTTCATTCTCGTTCTCCTTTTGCAGTTACGGTCTTAATGACCACTTGACTGTTTTGATAAATGTTTCCTCAAAATAGTTATCGAGGCCGAAGCGATAGTTATTATAGACTTCTTTCATATCGCTCTTACTGAACCCGGTTTCGTCAAGGATATCTTCTATACCGTCGCTGCCGTAAAAACCGCCACAGCTGTATAATGGCCCATCGAATTCATACAAGGTGTACCCGTACACCTCGCCGCTCGCATACTGATTGAGTGCCTCTATTTCGCCCTGCAAAACTGTTTTCGCAGTTGCAATTGTAGAATCGTCAACCTTTCCGTATTCTTTTTCGATCTCATCATAGGTGACATAGATAAGACCGCATATTCCGCTGTCCCATCTGTCGCCAAAATCCGAAAGTGAAAATGTTACTCCGCTATGTACGTAAGCATACACAGGATACTGAACTCTTTTGATACCGGAAAGTGCAGTTGTCAGCTCCTGAAATGATTTGTAGTTATGCTTGTCTCCGTAAGCTCTTGTATCTCTTCCAAAGAGAATCAGATGTCCGAGACTGTCCCATTCTCTCGGTGATTCGCAGTCGTAATCTTTATAAATCACAAGAGTGTTTTACCTTTTGTACCTACCATAACAATTTCATTATTGCATACCATATTGAATGCCTCCTATTACCACCAAGGACAAAATACTGTCTTGCCATTTTCCCATTTTTCCAAAAACTCTTCACTTAAACCACCTGTCTTACATAAGGTCTCTATTACCCTCTCGTCTCCACAATAAGAACAATTTTCCGGAAGTGCATCCCAACCCGCATCTGTCAATCCCTTACGCTGATAACAAATCTCTTCAAGATTTACAACATAAACCACCTCATACTGCTCCACTATGTATTTACCGTTATATTTTCGTCCGCCACTTTCTGTGAAACTATTTTCGAAAATTACCTCTGCTTTGTATGTAGCAGTTTCAACATCCTCTTCCTTTAATTCCACATTACATTTTATTGCAAAGCCATCATCTTGCTGTACAACAGTTGAATTGCCTGTTTTCACTTTATAGTCTTTCTTAATGGTTATGTATAGCATATTAACTGTTTGATTATCACAATATTTTACACCACCATATTTAGATGTTATAACCATATCGCTTGTAAGACCCATAACATCTATAAGTATCTGCTTGATCTCTATATACCATTTCTTTATTTCACCTTTTACTAAATACTCTTTATATGGAAATGCAATATATTCCTCTTCGTTAAATAAGACCAGTCCATCTTCTTCTCGGGTATAAATCTCATCTTCCGTTAAACTAAAACCCTCTGCTATATCAGGTTTACTTACTTCATATAAATACATATCAAGTCCCATAGGTATTTTCTCCTTTCAAATTATACAATAGCCCATGTCACACCGTGATAAACATCATTAAGGGTACAGATGGGTACGTAAAGTATTTCTGCATTATCCCAAGATTTAAGTTCATTTTCTTCGATAACTCTAATTTTTAAACGCAAGTCAAAATAATCGGCTACGTCTCCAACATCATCAGCTTTACCCCACCATATCGCTTTGCGAAGTTGATAAGCAGCTGAAAGATATTTTACAATTCCATCACGAAACAATGGATAATTGTCATTGATATTAAATTCACCATCGTTATTTGTTATCTGTTCTATCAGATACTGTCCGAGACCGTTAAGCTCTCTACCAAAATCATTATCGTGCAGAGTTATTTCAAGATACTTCATTTGCAGTCCTCCTTTTATGCAGTTCTTATCAGTCCGCCGAACATCGGTGTCACTCCAATGCTTCCCATATCGGAACACCATTCGTCGTCGAGGTTTATAACCATTGCAATAGGGTAGCCTGCTTTGATATCCTTGTTATCCATTTCCCATTCCTCTTCATACTGACTTACAAACAGCATAGAAAAGCAGCGCCCGAAATGTGTCGGGGTATAAATGGCGTGATATACAAGTGCATTGTGCTCGGCTTCAAATTTTTCGATTATCTTCTGTTCATCTTCATTTGCCCAGTAGAGAGCACCCATCTGCTTGCTGACGTTTACTCTCCCCTGCTTTAAGTCTGCGATTGTGTTTTTATGAAGCTTCAGTGCTTTCATTCTTTCGATTGCTTCTGTGAGCTGCTGTTCTTTTGTTACCATAATAATTTCCTCCTTACTCGGTTTCAATAAGATTTACAATGAGCATAATAATCGCAATTACAAAACTCAAATTACCACTCCCTTGATAGTACATCTCCATGAGGCATTCTTTTCCTCCTCCTGCAGATATCTTCGGCTATCTCCCGCATAAGCTCATAACTGTAATTCTCGGGACAGCTTTTTATATATTTGACAGACGACTTACAGATAGAACATCTGCCTTTTGTGTTATAAGCACACTCAGTGCAGATGCCGTTATCAAACCCTGTTTTCGTAGGCATCACTCCTTTATTTTTTGTAGTAATCAAGTTCATCATTGACGACGAACACGTACTCAGCTTCAGTTTCATCATACCTACAGATGGTATTGTTCTTAGTAAAGGCAACTGCGTCAATTGGAGTTACGATAATATTGAACTTATCATAATCTTCATCTTCATTGGAACTATAGTCAATAAGCTTGTAGATCTTATTATCTTTACCGATATAGAAATCGTCAGTACCGTCTGTTTCAATCATTGAACCGTCTGCAAGCATAAGATATTCAGAGTTGTAGAGCAGAGTTGCCTTTATCATATTGTCCCAGAGCGACTCATCTTCTTCATAATCAGTTTCATCATCTGGGAAAGAATTGATAACAGTTTTACCGGTCTTGTCCTTGCCGTAGTATCTGCCGTAATCGAAGTCGTCATATCCGTCATCGCCGTCCCAGCCGTAGTATCTTTTACTGGCATAACCTCGGTAGCTGTATATAGCTTCAATGTATTCGTACTTTGCAGTTTTACCCTCGGCTACATCCTTGATAATTGTATTTACTCTTTCGATAACGTTATAAAGCTCATCAAGAACGATATACTCGCTTGTGGTATGAGCATTGTAATATCCGCTGCTGAAGTTTACAGCTGCAACACCGAGAGCGGGAGCTACATATGAGATGTCAGAGCAGGAACCATATGCAGTCTTAAAGCCGTATGTGTCAATGAACTTCTCAAATTCGGGATTATCGCAGTCATAGTACACGCTGTCGTTTGAGCCTTTGCGATCCACTTCAATTATGAAGTTGATGTTTATGTCTTCGAGATTGATAATGCTATTACGGATATCGTCTGCGAAGTAATCAGCTCCCACACAGCCTATCTCTTCGTCTTCGGTAAAGAGAATGTAAGGCTTAATGCCATCTCTGATACTCATAAGTGCAGTATAGATACCGCATCTGTCATCGCCGCCGATACCCTGCGGAGACCAGACGCAGCCCTTATCGGACATATAAATGTCTCGAACGGGTTCCTTATGAACAGTATCCATATGAGCACACATCATTACGGGAACATTGCCTTTTGCGAATAAGTATCCGTCCGCATAGACAACATCATAACCGAAGCCGACGAGTATCGAGTAAAGAAAATCTTTGAGAGCATACTGCTCAAGTCGGATTATCTTTTCAAACAGAGATGAAAGAGGTCTGAAATCTCTTGTGCTGCCGATGATAGAATTATATTTTTCGATCATCTTATTTACGTTGTCGAGATCGGGTGTTTTGGGATTGAGGTTTCTTACGTGTTTTTCCGGTTCGTATTTCTTTACCTTGGGTGATAAAGTATTAAATGCGGAAATATTTGCGGTTGCGGGAGTGGTAGTAGTAGTTGTAGTAGTTGTTGTAGGCATAGCCATTTTCCTCCATTAAATTATTTGATTAGAAGCGGTCATAATCATCATAAGAATCGACATCGGGGGCATCGTCATCACAATTATCATTTGCAATTGACGAATCGCAGTTATCACAATAAAGTGAACTGCACATTATATCATTAACATCTGATGTTGAGCGGTACTTCTGTGCCCCGCATTCTATACAATATGTACTACCGCCGACTGATATTGTGTTGCTCTGCTTCGGCAAATCGGGATTATCATATTTAAGTACCGTATAAAACTTCCAGTCGGGGTACATAAACGTATCGGGGTTGCTTTTGATTATTGTGTGATTTGGCGTCCACGAGCCGGGGACACCTTCGCACTCCGAAAGAATTTTCTGGACACGGTTTCGATATATGAAATACGGATTGCTGTCGCTCTCACAATAGTCTATTGACTTGGGGTATATTCTTTCGTGAACTATGTGGGGCGACTTATAGAATATCACTTGTCGGGTTATCTTCGGTATCTTCCACAATTCTCTTGATTCGAAGTTCTTATCATCAAGAGTGTAGAACAGAAGTGAAACCCTGTCAGTCAGATAGGACATACAACCTGCTTTGTGCTTTCCTTTATACTCAAAGCCATCGAAATTGCGGCTTGGAGTTAAACACATACAGTTGCTCCATGAGTTGCCATGGCTCATTGTAAGGTAATCCATAGGATTGACTGAGAGAACCGCAGTTCGCTTGAAGGCTCGGGGTGATATGCAGTCGCTTATCTTTGCGAAGATGCGGTTATACTCCGGGTGTTTTGTAAAACCGAAGTATTCATAGACTTTGTTCAGAATTCGTGTCGATTTTTGACCGCTCTTGAATTTAAATTCGGGAGCTATCAGATTTATTGTGGACACGATATCGCCATCAACAGTTTCCGAAAAACAATGCTGAGTTACAAATCGGAGAGCAGTGTCGTTATTGTTATTCATTGAAAAGAACATCCTGAACTCATCGGGGACGTTTCCACCGTGATTATCGAAGATGTGCTTTCTCAGTTTTGTAATTATGTTATATGAAACATCGCTGTTTTCAAAAATCAGTGCCCGCATCTCATCGCAGAAACTAAAGTAATTGCTGTCAAGTTCTCGCTTCTCGGTTATTGTAGTAACGATTGCGAGCTCGTCCTCTCGCCACATAGGGTGTTTGCGAAGTAACTCAAGAAGCGGAGTTTTATTTTTGCTCCACTCGTTTATGTTTTTGGCAACACCAAGCTCGGAGCAGGATATCCCGAGGCTTCTGAGATAATTGACTGCGGTTGTTGTTATGCTGTTTACCATTATGCAGTTACCTCCTCAGAGCTTTCGGGTTCTTCTGTTTCCTCATTTTCCATATGCTTGTCATAGCAAGCTTCGCAAAAACAATCGCTACCAAGCTCAAATATATTTTCACGGTGGAAATATTCGTCGCAGTCATCACACTGTATGTAATATTCCTTAAGACAATTATCACAGACTTCGATCTCATCATCGTATCTGTCATAGACAGTTGTAGTTGGTTCGTCGTAATGCCACTCCCCACACTGATCGCAGCAACAGAAATCACCAATATAAAGACCGTTTTCACAAACGTTGCCATAATTTTCGACGTATGTGTAATTGCCTGTTTCATATTCCTGATGATATTCACAATAGAAACAGCAGTTATCACAATACCACTCGCCGTCTATGCAGTGCATATCATCACGATCGTTGTAACAACCGCATTCATCACAATAAGCTGTTTCCTCATCGGGGTGACACTTGTGACAAAGAAGACCGTTATGAGAATTTTCACTGTCTTCAAATTCATCTTTACATTTTTCAGCTCCGCAGTTTATGCAATAGCTTGTACCGCCCACGACAATATACTTTGCAGAACGAATAACGTAATCAGAGTCACGGTTTTCAGTATCGCTGCCCTCTTCAACCTCGTTTTCGGAAACGGAAATTTCCTTTTTCAGATGTACAATGTAGTTAGGGAAATTATTCCAATCATCGTACATAAAAGTATCATCACGGTTACATACACTTGCTCTGTTGCGGTTCTCCCTGACCCAAAGATTCGGAGTTTCAAGACAGGTTGCAAAGATATCCTCAACAACAGTTCTGTACTGCTTAACAAGGGCTTTTCCTTGTTCCGTGTCATCGTTACACTGCGGGTAAAGGCGTTCCTGTACGAGCACAGGATAACTCCAGAAGAAAATCTGGCGATTAATTTTAGGTTCAAAGCAATAATCTGTGCCGTGATAATCCTTATCGACAGTATAGAATATCATTGATTCGGAATCATTGGCGTAACTAAGTGTTCCGCCCATATAGCAGCCACCGTAATTATCGGGACCACCTGAGAGGATAGTATGGCAGGAACGCCACGAGTTGCCGTTTGACATCAGCAAAAAGTCGATGATGTTTGCAGAAAGAACTGTAATACGTTCTACGTCAAACGGATTCATGCTATCCGCAAGCTTTGCAAACTCACGGTTATAGTTTGGGGTTTTATCAAAACCGAATTTACAGAACAACTTATTTGCAATTCGGCTTGTCTTTTGACCAACGTGTGCTCTGATATCGGGATAGATTCGATTTACGCAGTCGGCAACTTCTTTGGACATTGTATTCATCGGCTCTTGAGAAAAGAGTGCTAAGAATACGGTGGCAAAAAGCCTTTTACTGTCAACATAGGAATCTGATATCCAACTCCAATTGCAAATATGCGATTTGTTTATCATTGTCTGCCAATCTATCTGAGACATTTCAGAAAAGCAAGTGTAAACATTGTCCCAAGGAGTTGTACCAGATTCAATGTGGTCGTATCCACAAAATTCTATAAGGTGACTAAATGCGGATTCTGAATCTGCCGATGATGGCATACGGTGCTCGGTCTGATGATAGACGACTGCTTTTGCCTCTTCGTTCCAGTTAGGGTGTTTACGAAGAAGTCTGAAAAGTGGAGCCTTCATGTTGAGCCACTCTTCGACATTCTTACGGATGCCATCTTTGGTAAACTTATTCGCACGGTCGATAAGTGCGCCATTGCGAGCAAATCTGTTGAACATATCATACACCTTGTTGGTGTAGTAATCGACAGAGAACTCGTTAAACTCTTTGGGCTCCGGTTCTGCAGTTTCCATCAGTCGTGCTGTTGCTTCGTGGTCGATCATACCGTCTGACCAATGCCAACGGCGTCCACTGTTGTCGTTTTCATCTTCGACCATATAATAAGGGCAGGTGACACTTCCCGAATGCGTTGTGTAAATTGTCATTGTTGTGCCTGCATATTTGTACATTTCAGACACTGTGTATAATACATGCCTTAAAGTCTCTTCATTTGCAATTACGACCTTCTGACCAACTTCATATCTTGTACTCATGATAATACCTCTTTCTGCCTTTCGGCGTTAAAATTTATTTGATAGTTCAAGCTATCAGAAAAGCCCACCAGACAGGCTGATGGGCTTGAGCTCATAGTTTGAAGTTGTAATTATCCCTCGATGACGACAAACTTGGCATTGTTGTGACAAAGCATATAGTATCCGATATTGGGATCGTCGCACCCGTATTCTTTGAGCTGTCCATACTCACCTTCTGTATGAACATCGGTGAGCACGTTGTAAGCTAACGCATCACATTCATAACAAGAATTATGAATGCCAACATAAGCATCAAGGTCACAGGTTTCGAGTTTTGCAATAAGTTCTTTTACGGTCATCATAATAATATCTCTCCTTTTAAATATGTGTGTATGATTATCAGAACCACTTGGGGCGGTTTTCGGTGAGCCATTTTATTTCGTCACCGAATTCCTCGATCGCGGCTTCGGCAAGTTCTTTAGTTACAAAATATACTTGTCCACAATCAATGCCAGTGATATAACCATACGCTTCAACTTTCTGAGTTACATTATTCCAAACAGGAGACCATTTGGGTGTATGACAATCCCAATCAGCAGGTTTGGTATTATGCCCCGCTGCCCAACGCCTCATTTGGCGGGTAAGAGTGTCGCTGCGTTTACACCATTCGGCAAGTCGCCTATTGGTGTAGTAGTTTGCCACCGCATAATGACAATCGGAATTTACATCATCTTCGTCATAACCCAACCCTATGTCGCCCTCGGAGTCGATATACAAATAACTATCGGCTCTTTCAAAGCCCGTGACTTTCTTAGGCGCAGTCAGCTCTTCCACCTGTTTATCTGAGATCTGAACCTCGATCTCTTTACCGTCAATAATAAGTTTTGCAGTTTTCATATGTGTTTACCTCCTATTTGATTTTGCAATTACGCATTTACGCCTTCGCCCTGATTGTCGATCGCATCAAGGGGAACGTAATTATCGTGGGCGAATTTGACCAGTTTAAGAAATGCGTTAAAATCCATTCCGTACTTTTCCATGCCTCTGAGCTTGCCCTTGTTTATGCAAGTCAGCATCTGAGACTGGATCTCAGGAACGCACTTGCAAATATAAGCAAATTTAAACCGTTCCAGCATGGGAGAGAACAGCTTTTGTAATGCGGCTTCGTTCATCTGTTCAAACCGATTCTTCATATCATAGTATGCCTTGACGTTTGGGTCTTCGTTGATTGTTTTGTCGATGTGTATGAGCACATCTATTGGACTGACATACTCGGTAGCAGGTTCGGGATTTGCGGTTACGGGGACAACGACGGCAGAAGTTTCGGGCTCCGACTTTGCCGATTTGCCGTTAAGATATTCCTTGAAACCGTCAAGTGTCTCTCTGGAAAAACGATTAGGAAATTGTCCCCTGCCATGAATGTCGGGGACTATGAGTCCCCTCTTTATGTAATAGTTCAATGTGGGATATGAAATTCCCAGATATTTAGCTGCTTCTGAACTGGTCAGCATATCGGAATTTCCGACTACACCTTCGACATAGCGAAGGATATCCTCTTTTGTCCACTTGCTACGATTCGCATTGCGAAATGCAAGGCGAATTGTAGAATGTGGTGCATCAATAATATGTGCGACCTGAGAAATGGTAAATTCGGTCTGTGCTGTTACCTCGAGAGCTGCTTTGATTTCTGCGATTGTTTTCATAATATCATTTCCTTTCAAATATCTAATATGTTTAGGCGATTACGCAAGTTCTCTTGCAAGGTCACGCTTGCAAAGAACTATCTCTGCCTTAACGGTTGAGATGTTATCTCTTATTAAGGCAGCCTCATATTTGCTGTTTGCAGATATGAGGTCGGAATTAAGGTCGGCGAGCTGTTTTGTTAGCATCGCCAATTCCTGCTTGTAGTATTCAGCCAATGTACTTCACCGCCCTTTTTAATATGTGTTCGCAACCGTATTTTACAGTTGTAAAAATGACTGTCTTGATAATAAACAGCCAGTCATATACACATCTTGCGATTATCCCGCAGAACAGTGCGGGGAAAATTACTATTCCTGTCATATCCTGCTCCCATGGAGAAATCAGGGAAACAAGAATTATTGTTGCTACGATAATGGCAACGGAGAGTACATGCCACTCGGTGGGAGCGTATTTGTGTTTTGCAGTTTTCATTCAGAAAACTCCTTTCATATGTATTTTGCAGTTACCTGCTGGGGCGGAGTGATTGGTAGAGCAGCACCCCGCTAAGCTGCTTGTGGTGTTAGGGCATTGGTATCACGTCCTTTCGTTGATTTCGGGTTTTGTTCAGGCAGTTCCCGAAACTGCTCTTGTGATTACTGACATAACTACCTCCAAAGTCCACCACGGACTTTTACTTTTTAATTTAAGCCCCTGACTATCGACCAACCCAGTTCAGATTTGCCGTGTGGGATTATCGGTTCGCATTTACCAAGTGCGAATCGTACATCCTACGTACAGAGCTGTCGGATGTCAGGTTCGTGCCGCCTATTTCCGGTCGCTGGCACTTGGACCATTAGTAGTGCATTGGAAACACCTACTTTCTAATATTGCTTGGCAATTAGACGATGAGTGTCAGAGGACACTCAAAATTGCGCAGCTTGAACTCGTTCCAGTCTGCAGAATAGGTATGACCTGCGAACTTGATAAATGCTATGGACGAATCCATAGCGTCTCTGCGAAGGGTTATGTCACTCCGTGAGTGACAGCCCAGTGCAAAGAGGTTAAGTGTGAGATTGGGCATAGTAGTTTCCTTTCTGCTCGGTTTAATGACATGAGCTGGTCGATAAGTTGTGCTCCGCCGCCCTCGTGCAGACTTTGGAGTGTATTAAGGGTGTGCAAGAATAGCTCTTCGCATTTTACGGGCAAGGCATTTGCTAAACGTGTGCTCACGTACCAGTGCCCAACTTGCTGCCTGCTCACACATTGCTGTGTGGTAACACCCTTATTGTTTGTGCGGATTTCCGCAAAAAAATGAGCGGTTTAATGACGTGCTCAGGTCAAAAGTGATACTATTCGCTAAGGTGGAATTCCATATAAAGAACCAATGTGTAAGCATGGTGGGTCATAGCGCATACTACTATATGCCAGCAACAACCAGTTGCTCAAGAAATACATAAGACTAACCACTATAGTCTTACACATACTTGTGGAGTAATACTTGTCCGTGTTCTCTATACGGGCGTATGAATTTATTTTCAACTTTTTTACCCCTCATGAGCGATAAAATTACCCCCTGTCGGCGCTCATCTCCGCAGAGGGTTAGTGGGTTGGAGCCATTTGTTTTAGGTCGTTGACCCCAACAGGACGACCTGTGCCCGGTATTGGGCATGGCGTGGCATAGGATTACCTCACTTACTGAGCTTTTGCGCCTGTACTGCCTTAATCTGCTCGGGAGTAAGCAGATTCATAATAAACGTAACCATGGTTTCGTTCTGCTCATTCTTAGCCTTTCAGCCTCGTATGCCTCCTTGTTCTTACGCATCTGCTCTGCAAGATCGTCCATTTCGGACTTGCTTGTCTTACGGGAAGACTTAGGGTCACACCATGTTCCGTCGTTGAGAACATGATTAGTAAGGTAGAGAGCATATTTGATAAATGTAGACTTGGTAGTGTAACCGCCAAGGACACTTTTTTCCTTGGTGTCTTTATCGGTCTTAGTCTGTCTCTTAGGGGCAAAGAGAGCCGTGAGCATAGCTATATTTCCTATGCCGCAACCGAGACCAACCGCTTTAAGATATGAGCGGGCAAAGTCGTGAGCTTTGTTGACCGATTTATCTCTCTGGTTGTCAGTCCGTGATGTGGCGGCGGTTTCAAGATACTCAAAGACCTTGACAAGGTTGCCGAGAGCAGACTTGGCGGACTCGTCCTCGATGTCGGACAGCTTGGGGGCGTGTGCAAAGCTGTCAGCAAGAGCTGTTGTTGTCATGACAATATACTTGCCGTCACTGGACTTCTTCTTGTAGGTTACGGGCGCATTGATGATAGCGCTGAATGTAGAGTTAATAGTCATAAAGACCTCCATTTTTAAAGTCACGTGGACTATATATTTGAGTGTTTAGCACTCTATAGAGCGCACAAAGTCCGCACGGTTATCCCTATGCAAAGCGGCGGAAATGTTGGCGGTATGCGCTCGAACAATGCTAAAATGCCCCATTATTTCACTTGACAAAATGGGACAGTTGTGTTATAATTTAATCGTCATCTATGATGTCGAACAGCTCGTCATCTGAAACGGCGGTATATACAACCCCGTTTATAATCCGGGTGTATGAGTAGCCGTCGTCGCAGATTCCGAGCTCCGGGTCGTCTGAAAAGTCTGTCATAGTTGTCACCTCCCTCCGGAGGGAATTTCCGCCACGTATTGCCAGTACGGGCGGATTTTTCTATGTATAACTATGTGTCACACCCCAAAGACATAGAGACTTTGGGCATAGTTTTTGTGTACTTGTTATTTTCACCCTTTATGTATAGACATATGCAACGTTGCCAAACGATTGATAATATTCTACACGCTTATTCAGCTCTCCCGCTTTTAGCCGTGTATAAGCCCTATCAAAAGCGCCGTGCGCCCATTTTATCGGTGTTTTATAGACTTTACATATGCGTACAGTCAAGCCCCATTGGCAAGCCGTGCGTAAAGTCATTCAGTACGTATTCAGTTTTCAAGGTACACCCACAAAGTGGGGATTTTTACCCACCGACAAGCGGTGCTTTTTGGATATTCAAGGTGTTTTCTGTCTCTGTCGTTTCTGTTCCCTTGACTGTAGCTATAATATATCTCATAATATCCAATATGTCAATAGACAACTGCAAAATCCCCGTTTTTGGCTTGCCTACGTTGTCCCACTACTCGAAAAAGAGGGACAACGGGGTGTATTTTACAAGAAATTTTCGGTTAAAAATTCACTTTTCCTCGTAGTCACTTTTTGTTCATCACCCCTCACAAACCGCCCCATCAAACCGCTCCGCACAGCCCCGACTCCACTCAAAAATCCCACCCAATCGCACTCAACCAGCTCCGATCCGCAAATCTCATTTTGTCCCTCTTTTTACGCCCAACAGCTCACACCTCTTTTCGTTACAATCCACAAACTCTCCCCACATTCCTTGTCACATTCTACAAAAAATTCACACTCAAAAAACTTCGTCACATTGCACAAAACGCAAAAAATCCCTTGCAATATCCAAAAATGCTTGACAAATCCAGTAAAAAAGCCTATAATTAGAGTATTAAAACACATTAGAAAGGGTTGACCAATATGTACGCAATAGCCAATTCGCCCGTAGTTTCTCTCGCCAATGTTATCAACATAGATCGTCGTCCGAAACCTGTCCCCTCTAATTACACGGCCCGAGGAAAGCGCAAAGCAACACCGGGAGACCCATTCCGAGAGCTCTCAGACATTCAGCTTTTCAAGAACTACTTTCACGAGCACTCCCTCCGTAACTATGCACTCTTTGTCCTTGGCATTTCAATCGGTATAAGAGGCAAAGACTTACTCCGCCTGCAAGTTCGTGATGTAGTAACCAACGACGGGTTCGTTGCTGATGAGATATCAACTTTCGAATCTAAGACACACAAGATGAACCACCCAATCATCAATGCCGAAGCCAAGGCAGCAATAGCTGAATATTTGAGCAGTCTTTCCGTAGTTCACCCCGATGACTATCTCTTCAGAGCCTCGTCTGACGAAAACAAGCCTCTTGAAACTAATTCTCTTCGTCGTCTTCTGGTCAGAGCAAAGGAAGCGCTTGCTCCTCAGCTCTCATGTAACTTCAGTCTCAACGTTCGTTCACTTCGCAAGACGTTCGCATATTGGATAATTGTTCAGCATTATGATGATCCCCACGTAATGGCTTCACTGCAGGAAATGCTCAACCACGACTCAATGCTCACAACGCTCCATTATTCCGGACACACTCGTGATCATCTGTCCGTCATGTACCAAGACATGGGAAACGTTGTTGCTGGCACGGCAACCAGAGCTCTCCCTCAAACAGAAAGTGTCGAAGCAATGCTCGAAAAGCTGCTTGATGCCCTTAAGCTCGATGCTGAGTAACCCCGGGGGTACGATTAACACGAAGCACAACGTCACACACTCCGTATTGGTGGGGCTTAAAGCCCCTGCTATGCAATATTAGAAAGGATTAGCAATGACATACACTATATTCCAATGCCCAGTAACGATCCCCTATTGTTTCATGCCTTATGATGAAACCGAATTCTCGCCTGCTGATTATATTCCGGTTTACGAAGGAGAGATCTCAGGCGATGTCAACAGTCGAACGCTTGAAGCGCTCTACGAGGCTCTCAATATACACCATCCGAATGATTATCACGCCCGTTCTCTCTCGGTAAGCGATGTTATTGTGTTTGATATTGCCGGTAATCGCAAGGCATATTATGTTGAACCTATTGGCTTCAAAGAAATTAATTTCCCTACTGCCATTTCCTATCAGAAGCGTCACTAACTATACTATATATAAAGGAGTAATTAACCATGAACAAAATAGCCATCACTCTCACGTCCGCAGAAATCGAAACTCTCATCTATGGCTGTATGGCAGCCACTTCCTACTACTGTCACGAAGAAAACGAAGCTCTCCCATATCGGGAGCTTATACGTAAACTCGAAGCCTTACAGCAATCTACATCACACTATTCAAAAGGAGATAGAAAAATATGAAACTATCTACTTATCAGTTTGATACCAATGAACACGCAAAAGAACAATATTCGACAAACAGACGAAACTCTACCTGGAAGGCTGAACATTTTTTTATGTATATTTTCGGGCCGAATAGCAGCTTATCCGACCTGAAACCTCAGACGGCGACAAGGCTTATATATCTTGCTACATGGCTGAATTATAACGATAACTGCCTAAAAATCGGCAATAACGCCATGACCAGAGGACAGATGCAAAGACTTATGCTGCTTGAAGAAAGTACATTCAAGCGATTTTTGAAAGAAGTTACCGAAAAGGGATATCTAATAAAATCAGGGTGTCAGTATTGTCTTAACAAAGACAACTTTAAAAAGGGAGAGTTTAAAACTAATGCTCCGCTTACGGAAAAGCGCTTTGTTAGAGTGTATATTTCATATGTCCGCAGGCTTTATGAACAGACTCCTCAGTCACTGCATAAACACCTTGGATATGTATTCAAGATGATACCTTACGTAAATATAAAGTATAATATCATCTGTCACAATCCACTTGAAGAGGACGAAAGCAGCATTATTCCTATGACTATTGGCGAGTTCTGCGATGCGATAGGTTATGACAAAAATCAGGTTTCCAGACTGATAAAAATATATAATGATATCACATTTGAAGCAGACGGGAAAAAATACGTATTCTGCGGCTATAGATATGCTCCGCAAAAGAAGAATATGCGTTTCTATGTAAATCCGCTTATCTTCTATGCCGGTAATAATCAAGATAAAATCGATATAATTAAAATTTTATATGTTCAATCAAAGGAGTATAAATAATGAGAAATAAAAAAACGTATAAATCTGAAGATATCATCGGACAACGCTTTGGAAGATTAGTCGCATTAGAAGAAGTAAGATGTGAATCAAATCCTAAATATAGGTATTTTAAATGTAAATGTGATTGCGGTAATATTAAAAATATCAGATTGTCTTGTTTAGTGTATGGGAGCACAATATCTTGTGGATGTTATCGAAACCCTGGAGAATTTAAAAAGGGGCGTAATATTTATGAATTCCAGGGAGACATTTGTAAGGTTTATACTAATAAAGGCGAGTATTTTATAATTGACACAGATAAATATGATATAATAAAAGATCATTACTGGGCAATAGGAAATATGGGATATGTTGTGTCTGTTTTTAGCTATAATAAACAGGTTCAGTTACATAGATTCTTAACTAATTGCCCCGACAATATGGTAGTGGATCATAAAAACCATGATAAAAAAGATAATCGATTATGCAATTTGAGAATATGTACACAATCTGAAAATTCTCAAAATAGAATTCCAGTATTCTGGAAAAATGTTAAAGGCGTAACCACTTTAAAAAGTGGTAAATATGGTGCATCGATTAAATATGGAGATAATTCAAGAACAGAATATCTTGGAACATTTAATACCTTGAAAGAAGCTGCTGACGCTTATGATGAAGCTGCGAAAAAATATTTTGGAGAATTTGCACATTTAAATAATTATTACAATCATTAAAATAATAGCCGTAAATAAAGTATAGTTACATTTAATACATGTACATTCTCTATGAGTGTTATAATGTCGGCTGTATGATGCCGCATATGGACTACACGCCAAGAACATTGACAGAGATTATAGAAAGGTCAAGGTAATTTAAATGAGTATGTGGACATATATTAACGGCACCATCACGGTCGATGCGATCGGCAGAACTCAGGCGGAGAAAGAATATATTCTCCGCACAGTTCTCGATCATCTGCCATTGGTCACAGGTTCCGAGGAAGATATGAACGTATATCTTATTCAAGCCAACGGGCACGATTGCAGCAGGTCGGTCGATGAATTTGAGAACCATTCAAATCAGTTGGTCGATTCTTACGGTGCTCACAGCCAAAAATACGGTTGGCTCAAAACACAGAGCAAATATATCATCGTAATTGATGGAGCACTCCGTGACCGAACGTTTGACACAACTTTTGCTGAGTTTAACAAGTGGCTTTGCAGACTGGCCAAAAGAGTTCGCATTGACAAGGTTCTGGTTGAGCTGACCGGAGAAGACAAAATCTATGTATTTGACGACCACAGCGGCATTTACAGAGACATGTTTGAGTATCCATCGTGGAGCTGCCTCAATGATGATGGCGAACCCGCCTGGTGGGAATATCTGTACTGGCAGCCAGATTCAGTCGGATTTCCAAGACAATTGGCTTACAAATATTACATTGATCCCGATAACGACAAGCGTGTCGAGGATTGGATAAGGAGAGATAAATAATGAATAAAAATGATAGTCTTGGTGACAGAATGAAAACATACGAAAATGTAACCCGCACACATCTTACTCGCAGAACGCCTGTTATCATCAGGATTGACGGCAAAGCATTTCACACATTTACAAGAGGCTTTGTTAAGCCGTTTGATGATATTCTCGTTGAGACTATGCAGGACACAATGAAATATCTTTGTGAAAACATCGAAGGCTGTGTTCTCGGCTACACTCAGTCTGATGAAATAACTCTTGTGCTTTGTGACTATAAGAAGCTTACATCTCAGGCTTGGTTTGATAATAACATTCAGAAGATGTGCAGTATTTCAGCAAGTATGGCAACATTGGAATTTAACAGAAAATTTTGTGAAAATAAAGACCGATGGATTATGAATACTCATTCAAACGAAGATATGCTTGAAAAATGGTTCAAGATAAGGAACGCTTATGACGACGCAGATTTTCACGGAGCACTCTTCGATAGCCGAGTATTTAATATTCCAAAAGAAGAGGTTAATAACTGCCTGCTCTGGAGACAGCAGGATGCGACCCGCAATTCTATTCAGTCTGTAGCTCAGGCAAATTTCTCGCACAAACAGCTGCAAAATAAGAATTGTTCAGAGCTTCAGGAAATGCTGTTTCAGGAAAAAGGTATCAACTGGAATGATATTCCCACTCATTTAAAGCGTGGTTCTTGCTGTGTCAAAAAACAGTATGAGATTGAAACTGGAGATGGCGTGGCACTGCGTTCTCGTTGGGTTATTGATAAAGAAATACCTGTTTTCTCACAGGATACAAGCTATGTAAATAGCAGGATAATGTTTGAATGAAGGAGAAATGGATAATGATTGGTGCAATTATTGTTATTATTATCATATGTGCATTTATAACACTTTGGGTATTCATCCCATTATGTGCAGATGCTGATGCTTGGATATTCAATAAAGATTACTACAAAGACTGCTACAGCAACAAAGTCGCAATTTTACATGAAATCAAGCAGCTGCGTAAAGAGGTCGCAGACCTCAAAAATCAGACGAACGATGCGGGCTTTTTTAAGAAGGAGTGATAAGAATGATTGAGATTGATCTTTACATTGATAATGATTGGGAGCATTTTGAATTAGATGACGCATTAAAAATAATTAAAATAAGCAACAACACGAACGACGCAGATAATGAGGACATTGAATATGCAACAAAAGCTCTTAATAGTCCTTGGAGTGAAAACGGTCATTGGTTTAAAATAAAATACGATCGTGATAAAAAACTTTGGATATGCAAGCGAATAGTGGATTTTTATGATGGCTGCCAAGCAACTTTGAGCGTTTATTGTAACGATTATTACAAAGCGTTGAGAGAAAACGAAGATGTTTTTCATAAGCTTCAGCAATTTTATAATCCTGAAAATATTTCGTTTTAAAGGAGACGATGAATAATGAACATAAAAGCCAAATATAAGTTCTATATTTATCCTTATTTCAAGTGTCCTATGGTGAAAATTTCTTTTATTTATAATAGACATATTTTTAAGATCAACAAAGACATTTCCCGTGACCTTACATGGATTAACTGTCTTAATAAAGATATATATAATTTTACATTCTCAAATGGGTGTACGTTAAGATCAAAAGCAAAACTGCGAACAAGCTTTTATGATTGCTTAACCTTGGATGAAATATATCAAGTATTACAGCGCATAGGATTGGAGACGATCGTGAAAGAATATATAATTGATACCCTGAAAACATATATTGAAGCCCACAGAGACAAGGTAATAATGTCTGAACAGATGTCTTATCTGAAGAGTCTGACCACAAAGAAGTGGGAAACGCTCAATATTGAAATAAGTAGTATATTGGAGGAAAAATAATGAATAAATCAAATATGTCCGGCGCTTATGACATATACCGCCAAATGTTCAAGCAGATAATGTGGTGGGATCTGAGTCCTAAAGAAATTGGCAATACATACTTCAAAGACGGCACCCACCAAGTTCTTGGAAACGAAGACGGTCATTATCTTTATGATCTCGGCTGGTTAATGGGTGATATAGGGTATCATGGCTGGTCTGGTTCGGCTGCTGAAAATGAATGTAATATTTACAACAAGGTTGAAACTGCATATTTCTATCTGCTTAAATCTCTTGCCGAAGCTATCGGTTTTGAATATACAGATGAAGACGTATGGAAGTACCACTTGAAAGACATCGACACGGATGATATGTTGAAGCTGTATGAAGCCAACAAGCAGAAAAAGGGGTGATGGCAATGACCCCACAAGAAGCAATAGATACGCTCAAGATTGCTATAGCTGAGGTCGAGTGGAACTATCCACTTGACTATGCTGTGGCAATGGAGATGGCTATTAAAGCACTGAAAAAAGAAGTACCGGCAGAACCCATAATACAGGAAGAAGAAAATTTTATTCAAGGGTATCTTATTTTTGATAAATATTTCTGCTGTCCTATTTGTAAATATTGTTTTGGTCTGGTTGAATATGTTGATAAAGCGGGGAAAAAGATAAAATCCGAATGTTGTCCAAAATGCGGTCAAAAACTTGATTGGAGCGACGATTAAAATGGCTGAACATACTGCTTATATATGTGATATCTGCGGCAAGATTATTTTTGATTATGATGAAATAGTTAGACTAAAAGTTAAGATATACCATCAGTCAGCACGCTACGACACAAAACTTTTAGATGTTTGCAGTGATTGTGTCAAAAGTTTTGAAAAATGGATAGGTGAAAGAAATGAAAACAGTGAACAAACACGAGTACATAGACCGTCGTATGGTGATCTTGACCATTGATAACTGCATTTCCTCGATGACGCCTGAAGAGTATGACGCATGCCGTCTTACTCTTGACGATTTAAAAAATTTCATCAAGACGTTTGCCGCCGCTGACGTCGAGCCGGTCATACGCTGCCGAAGGTGTGAATATGCTCGGCAGACACTTGACAAAAGGCTTTGTTGCAAGCGTTACGATTATGCAATAGTAGAAAAAGACTACTACTGTGCTTACGGAGAAAAATCAAAGTCTCCTATTGAAATGAAAGGATGGGTATTATGACTATAATGGAAACATCAAATGGAGGTAATAAATGATGAATGCTGATATTAAAGCACAAATCAAGAGTAAGATACATAAAGTTTGCGTGAATAGATTTCCCGTGTATGACAGTGACGGAAGAGTTCAACTTTATAGACGACCAGACCTGTCTGAATGGGCAGCGAAAGCAGCAGCCGATGGTGAAAGATACTTCTATGTTGAGGCTGTAAACCCTAATATCAATGGTGGTAAGCTTAGACTATGCTGTCCTAAGTACGAGTACAGAGTTAATAGTCTCACGCAGGAAGAATATGATGTTCTGAAAGAACTGTTAAATGGAGGTAAATAATAATGACGACAGAAGAAAAAATTTCCAAGCTTGAAGCTAACTATGAGGCAATGGCAGCATAGATTGAAAAGCTCAAGGCTGAACTTGCTGAAAAGAATGAAACCGTGTGGATACCCCAAAAGGGTGAAAAATATCTGTGTATTTGTAATAATGGCAGAATTGCTTCACAAATTTATAACCCATCTTCTATATTTGACATAGAAATAATTGATATGAATGCTAAATTTAAGCCAGTTGCTGGGTGTAAAAAACATCTCGAATGGTATCGTGACAACGTTTTGCGTGTCCAGAATAAGCTGATGCAGCTCCACGAGTTATTGTGTCCCGATTGTTTTCCTGATTGGGATACAGGTAAAGAAACATGGACTATATATTATGATAATACATATAAGTGTTTTAGTTATACTCTTCAGTGTTCTTGTAATTTCTTTGTTGTTTGTTTTACCAGAGAAGCAGCCGAAAAGGCTTGTGAAATTCTTAACCGAGAGAAATTTATGATGGAGGAATGATACTATGACAATAAATGAAATCAAGTTTGCGCTCCGCAGCTCTGAATACAGCTTCCTGTCGGATAATCCACATCTTGGCTCTAATATCATCTTGTTGACAGTCGGCGGTTCCCACGCTTACGGAACGGATACGCCCACCAGCGACTTGGATATCCGAGGATGTGCTCTGAATACTCCAAGGGAGCTGCTTACCAGCGAAAATTTCGAGCAGTTTGTAAATGAGGAGACCGACACGACGATATATTCGTTCAACAAGTTGGTCTCACTGCTCACTAATTGTAACCCCAACACCATCGAGATGCTGGGAAACAAGCCAGAGCATTATTTCTATATCTCCCCTATTGGGCAGGAACTTATTGACAACGTTGAGCTGTTTCTCTCCCAGAAGGCAGCATACAGCTTCGGTGGGTATGCAACCGCTCAGCTTCGTCGCCTTGAAAATAAAGCCAACCGCCTTGTTGGTCAGGAACAGCTGGAACAGTATATCTATAACACACTGTCTCAAGTTGCCGAAAACTTTGAAGAAAAATATGGTATTCCTGCTGGTCAGCTTCGACTGTATATCGACAAGGCTGTAAATCCCGATATGGAAACTGAGATTTTCATGGACACTAACTTGACTCACTACCCTATCAGAGACTACGCCGGAATGTGGGATGAAATGAAGAGCATTATCAAGTCTTACAATAACATCGGCTGTCGCAATAGCAAGGCTATCGAAAACGGAAGGCTTGGCAAGCATATGATGCACTTGATTCGTCTGTATCTCATGTGTACTGACATTCTTGAGGGACGAGGCGTAATAACATACCGTGAAAAGGATCGTGACCTGCTGATAGACATCCGCAACGGCAAGTACCTTGATGAAAATCAGCAGCCCACTTCCGAGTTCTATGAGATGATAGACGAATATGAAAAGAAATATCAGTATGCGAAAGAGCACACTGAACTCCCACCTAAGCCAAACTACAAGGCAATAAATGATTTCGTTCAGAGCGTCAATGAAAGAGTGATAAAAAATGAAGTATAAAATTGATATGCCGCCCAATGCAAATGTAATCATTCATGCACTTCAAGATGCAGGTTACAAAGCATATATCGTTGGCGGCTGTGTCAGAGATAGTCTAATGAACAGATTTCCTCATGACTGGGATATATGCACTTCTGCGAGACCGGAGCAAACGCTTGAAGTGTTTAAAGATTACCGTGTTATCGAGACGGGGTTGCAGCATGGCACGGTAACAGTAGTCATTGATGGCGAGCAGTATGAATGCACTTCGTTTCGTATCGACGGGGTGTATTCCGACAATCGCAGACCTGACAGCGTGACGTTCGTTGATGATCTTACAGAAGACTTAAGACGTCGAGATTTTACAATCAATGCAATGGCATATAATGACGAAGAAGGTCTTATCGATCCGTTTGATGGAATGGGTGATATAAAGCGTGGCATAATCAGATGCGTTGGGAATGCGGCAGATAGGTTTAACGAAGATGCTCTCAGAATACTTAGAGCCATTCGATTTGCCGCACAGCTGCGTTTTGTTATTGAAGACAACACGTCTTCTGAACTAAACAGACAGAGGGATTCTTTAGCAAATATATCCACTGAAAGAATTACCAGCGAATTCAATAAAATCGTTATATCCAATCGATTTGTCACAATGTTAGTCCTATATTTTCACGTATTCACACAATTTATTCCAGAGCTTAAGGATATGCTTAAGTTTCCTCAGAATAATCCTCATCATATGTACGATGTACTTATTCACACACTTTATACAGCAGTATCCTGTCAGAACGATCTTATCCTTCGATTGGCGGCATTATTCCACGATATCGGGAAACCTCATTCATACCAAGACGAACCTGACGGTATCAGACATTTTGTGGGACACAATATTGTCGGGGCGGATATGACAGATAAAATCATGAGGCGCTTGAAATATGACAGCAACACCCGAAATGCTGTTGTTCAGTTGATTTTATATCACGATTCTTCGTTTATAGCAAAGCCATCAGCTGTTAAGCGTTGGCTAAACAAAGTGGGAGAAGTTCAATTAAAGCGTCTCATCGATCTTCGCAGGGCTGATATTAGGGGGCAGAAAATTCCTTATGATAGGGAGAAAATGAGGAAAATTGATGATCTTGCAGATGTTTTAAACCAAGTTCTCGAAGAACAACAATGCTTTTCTATGAAAGACCTCGCAATCAATGGAGATGATCTTATTGTCTTGGGTTTTGTCCCGGGCAAGGAATTAGGGGAGGTGCTCACAGGGTTGTTAAACTCCGTAACAGATGACGCTCTTCCGAACGATAAAGAAACGCTTTTAAAGGAGGCTCAGAAATGGCTCAAGTAACCACATTTGACAACATTTATATCACGGGTGATAAGCACGGAGATTTCTCGGGGCTTATGCGATTCTGTGACCAGCAAGGCACCACCCGTAACGACCTGATAATAGTTCTTGGAGATGCGGGCGTTAACTATTACCGAAATGGACGTGATCAGAGGCTAAAAGAAATGCTCGCCCAGTCCCCTATCACACTGCTATGCGTTCATGGCAACCACGAAGAGAGACCTGAGAACATCTCTACATATACCGAGACGGAATTTTGTGGGGATACGGCTTACTACGAACCCAAATATCCAAATCTGATTTTTGCCAAGGATGGCAGCATTTACAAGCTTAACGGCGCTAAGACATTGATTCTCGGCGGTGCATATTCGGTGGACAAGTATTACAGGCTGATGAAAGGCTGGAACTGGTTCGAGTCAGAGCAGATTACAGATAAGCGTAAGGCTGAGATAGAGCAAATACTTGACAAAGCCGGATGGAGCGTTGACTACGTACTGTCTCATACTTGTCCTTATGATACGAGACCCACACACCTTTTCCTGAGAGGTATTGACCAGTCCCTCGTGGACAGCTCTATGGAAGTCTGGTTTCAGAAGGTTGCCGACAGGCTTGACTTCAAGCACTGGTATTTTGGACATTATCACGACGACTGGGATAATGGCAAATATACGATGTTTTATACAGACATTGAAAAGTTTCCGTATGAGCCGGCGGATGAATGAGGTAAGATTTATGCGCACGAAAATACAAAAATTATTAACGGAAAGGAGTGGCTGTATGACAAATAATGAGATCGACAATCTCACAAGCCTTTTGCAGCGAGCACAGGCCACTATAAATCATATGGCAGCTGATCTCAATGAGCATGACCTCGACTGTTACTATTGCGCTCATTTTCCAGATGGCGGAGACGGCAAATGCCCTATGTATTCAGATGATGGCAGCAATGGTTGGTGTCATTTCAGATGGAGACTTGACGATGAGATAGACAAAACTATCGAGAAGCTTCAGGCAGAATTGTAAAGTCCCATAGTAACACTACAGTAATAAGAAAGGAATAATTTTATGGCTATAATTGGAGCAATTTTAGGAGATATCGCAGGTTCTCAGTTTGAGTTTACCCGTCCCGATGATCTCGACTGGCAGCACTGCGAACTCTTTACAGATAAATGTCACTTTACAGATGACACAGTAATGACACTGGCAACAAAGATGGCAGTGTTTAATAAAGGCTCATTTACAAAATACTACAGGGAATTCGGCAGGCAATATCCCCACGCCGGATATGGTGGAATGTTTCATTGGTGGATAAAACACAACGATGAGAGTCCATACGGCAGTTTCGGAAACGGTTCAGCAATGCGATGCTCTTATATTGGAGAACATTACCAGCTTATCCCCGATGTATATGTATATGCAAGAATGTCAGCAGATTGCACCCATAATCACGAAGAAGGTATAAAAGGCGCAGTAGTAACAGCCGTGTGCATAAATCTGGCAAAGAACGGGAAAAGCAAAGGGGATATTTATGAATACGTGTCAACAGAATATCCTTCAAGCAAATATAAATACGGCATCGACCAGACTCTCGATAGTTACAGAGAGACTTATAAATGGGATGTGACTTGTCAGGGCAGTGTGCCGGTAGCTATCAGATGTTTTCTCGAAAGCGAGAGTTATGAGAGTTTCATCAGAAATGTACTGTCACTGCCTTGCGATACTGATACACTATGTGCGATCGGCGGAGGCATTGCCGAGGAATTCTACCACGGAACAGGTTTCGATGAAGATACACTACTGAGAAGATATCTTGACAATAATCTGTATAGGATCGTGAAAATGTGAAAGAAACAAATAATACACTACTATAGTAGGAGATGATTAAATATGAGCAACTGTCAAAGGCAATATACTAAAACCGAAGGTCATATACAAGAAGCCTATCAGCACATCAAGCCTTATCTTGACGATGAGACCAGCTGTAAGGCATTACACGATATGTGCCGAAACTGTGAGAGATGGTGCGGCGAAGACCACGATTATGGCGAATGTGAGAATATGAATTGTTTCAAATTTTATCTCGCATACGAATACTTATGCTGGTGCGAAGCGTGGGATGAATATTGATAAGCCGTATCAGTACGCCAACGGAGGTGATTAAATGTTCTGGATAGGTTTTGTAGTTGGGATGTTCGCAGGCAGCTGTGCGCTTGCTGCTATAGCATGTGTAATTGCATCAAGTGACGAGGAGGATAATAATGAGACACGTTGAAAATATTGTTATCGGGACGCCTATTGTAGATCCTGCTGAAATATTTGCCGCAACCAGCGACGATTGGATCGGTAGCGAGTCTGAGAAAACATATTATACCGATGAAAGATATTTGCCTAAAATCCTTGTAGAATTAGGCATTTATCCATCGGTCAGCGAGATAAGGCGCAATAAGCCTGAACTGATTCGAACTTTAGACACCGTGGACTTTATAGAAATAAAGCCTAAGAAGAAAATTCCTTTATGGATATTGATAGGAAAATAATAATGATGATGATAACAATTAACTCAAAGAATGATATGACGTTTGGGACAGAATTTTCCACTTGGATAATAGCATTCTGCCCTGACTCTGACTCATGGTTTGTAACTAATCAGAGATTTTGGTGGTATGAATATCCTATAGAGTTTCAAAGCGAACAAGAGGGTATTTACTACTTTGTTAGTAATTATCAACTTTTTGACAAATTAGAAAACGAAATGAAAATACAAAGATATGAAAAAGGAACCGTATTTCTTGAAAATACAAGAAGCGTTTATGGTAAGCCCAAGGAAAATGGAGGTAAAAATGAAAATTAATTACATATTGGCAGGCTGTGTGCTTGCGGTGGGAATGTTGGCAGTAGGAGCAATAGCACTGGGAATATTTACAGTGCGCAGTAGATCACAAAACAACACCATTGAAAATCCTATGGTAAAAGTATATGAGGATTCTAATAGCACTATTTGGTACGACAAGGATACAATGGTAATGTATTATGAACGTAACTGTACTTATTGCGTCGAAATAACCGTTATGGTCAATGCCGATGGAACTCCGAAGCTGTATAAAGAAGAAAATTAAAGAAAGGTGGAAATAACAGTGGCATTATCGGTTTATAAGGATCATTCATTCTTAATTTTTAATCAAGACGATAAGATTTGCAAATATGATTTTGCAACAAAGACTACATACGGATGGAGTGGAAGAAAAGTCAATTCGCTTCAAACACAGCTTCGTAATATTTCAATAAAAGAATTAATTGATGCCTGCTCCGATAAAAATTATGGTTTATTTTTACAGTCTATTATGGAATGGGAAGTAAAGGGCGGATCCAATATTTCAAATATAGGAACAATTTTAGATCGCATTCCTTTATATTCCAATCTTGAACAATATTACAGCGCAGGAATAACAAATATAAGTAAAAATATGTACGCAATACCCTTTTCCGATATTCCTAAAGGATTAAAAAAGATATGTAAAGAAAATAATATCTGTTTACAGCAAAACACATATGAATCCTATAAAAAACACGCAGATATATTTAATTTTGCAGCTTCGGAGCAACTTACGTCTCTTTCGTTTGGAACTATCGTAGAATATATACTTGCTCAACATGATTATCGAAATAATGATTTTTATATTGATTCTTTTATCAGATATAATTATCAGCCTAAAGCTCTCCTTAGATACATAGACGACCTGATAACTTACGAAGCGTGTAATTTAAATATCATAAGAGAAGTGCTCGATTATGCAACTATGATGTCAAAAATCAGTCCTAAATTTGATAAATACCCTCGACATTTTCTTACTACTCACGCTATCGCTTGTCGAAACTATAATCGTTTAAAACAGCAGTTTCAAGAAGATCAATTTGTAGCAAGAATAGATACTACTCTTGAAGACAAAATTGATGGGTATGTATTCATATATCCCAAGAGCTCTCAAGATATTAAAGATGAAGCCGTACAGCAGAACAACTGTGTTGCTTCATATATTAGTAGGGTTATATCCGGTGATTGCCATGTCATGTTTATGAGATACGCTGCTACTCCAAATGACAGCTTGGTAACTTTAGAGATCCGAGACGGTTATATTGTTCAGGCAAAGCAGAGATTTAATGATCCTATTACTAAAGAACAGCAAGAAGCAATCGACAAATGGAACGTGAAGCATCAACAGTCCAATATATTGACACAGAGAGGTTAAACAATAATGAACGAGATAACAATATGTGATACTTTAATCGGTATCAAGGAGTACAAAGGACAGCGTGTTGTGACATTCAAGGATATTGACGCCGTACATGGCATTCGTACATGTAGTATTGTTTATGGAATAATAGGTACTAAAGCGAGCTGGAGCCAGCTTATGAGAAGATGTGGCGCAAGAACCAAGAATGAAGTTATTCTTGCTCGCCCTGATAAATATGAGCTTTTCTGCGAATGTATAGAAAAACTGATGAATGAAATATAAGTATAGAAAGGATAATAGTAAATGTATTACATAGGCACAGGCAATAAGTACATTGCCACTAAATCTGATGGATATATGTTTGTAACAGAAGATCTCAGCAAAGCAAGAAGATATTCTACTGTTCAGAGAGCAGGACAGGCTCTTGTATCGCTACCTCGTAGATTCTACAATATTAGCACTCAGTGGTCTGTAAGACAGGATATTGTAGAAGATAATGAGCTACAGGGAGAGATTCAGAGCAAGACAGAACAGCAAACAGTGGATCGTGAGCCTGATGAAACAGTCGATGTCATAGAAACATTTGATAATGATGAGATTGATTATCTTACATTATTTGATGAAATGGCTGAGCTTAAAGCAAGAAAGAACGGATGTTTATCGAAGCTTCAGGGGAGATTATCTGAAATAAATGAGGAAATAACAGACATAGAACATCTGATTGAGTTTAGCAAGTTTAACGTGTCTGATGCTTATGCTGCCTATAAGATGCTGAGAGATACACTGCAGGAGAGACGTAAGATCAAAGATAACATAGTGGCCGTGAAAAGCTTGTATGACAACTGTAATGTAAATAAGTTAGCCGAAGATCATAAGCAGCTTGAGAATAGAGTCTACAAGCCAAGAAGACTGACCAAGTTGTTTGATGAAATCAGTGACAAATAAACTACTTTGCAGCAGGAAACAAGTTGCAGTAGGAATACAGCGTAATGAACTTACGTTCATTCCACTGGTCGTGACGTTTCACGTCCCGACTCTTAAAAATTCCCTTTTCTCCTAACGACAAGAGAGGAAGTGATTCCGATGTGGTAGCTGATCGTATGAAGTAAGGTATAAAGAACAATGTAATTTTGCCTCAAAAAAGTGCCTTTTTGCCTGTTCCTGCCTAACAAAAACGCAATTTTAAAAAGGCTCAAATTTGACGAGAAATCGGGCAAAAAAGGCTCAAATTTGACGAGGTGAATCTGTCCATGATTATTGAGGAGGGATTTTTATAGGATCGTATATAGATGCAAACACAGGAGAAATATTTGATGATGCAACATTGATCACCAAAGAACAGAAAGAAGTCAGAAAACAATATGCTGAAAACAATGAGCAGGTAGAATGTTTTAAATATCTGACAAAAAAAGAGCAGTTTGTCATGTACTTATTTAATATTCATAAGTCTATGACGGACTTGTCTCCTCAAACGGCAATCAGATTGGTATATCTTTCAACGTTTTTGGAATATGATGGGAAGTTCCTGAAATCAAATGGAAAATATATAACCCGAGAAAAGATGCAAAATTTGATGGTGTTAAAGCCGGCAACATTTAAAAGATTTTTAGCTGAAGTAGTATCAGCAGGATATTTGATCAAAGAGAAAAAGCTTTACAGACTTAATACCGACCATTTTTACAGAGGAGAGCTTTCGATAGATTCGTCTGACAAGAAGCAGAGATACGTTCGTGTTTACATAAATAATTTGAGGAAATTATATTTGTCCGTCCCCCAGAACAAGCACGTATATCTTGGGTATATATTTCAGCTTATTCCCTACATAAATCGTGAATGGAATGTAATTTGTTATAACCCTGAAGAAACAGATGAAGATGCAATAATCCCTATGAGCGTTGGAGATTTTTGTGAATTGGTAGGATATGACAGAACTAATGCGGCTCGTTTCATGAGAGAATATCGAGACATTAAGTTTGATTGGAACGGTTATAATCAAAGTTTCTTAGGATATTTTTATAATTATGAAGATGATAAAGCCGACATGAGGTTCTTTGCCAATCCGAATATCTTCTTTGCAGGACATGATTATAATCGTGTAAAAATACTGAAAATAGTCTTCACGCAAAAAAAAGATTATATAGAACCTACGCCGGATCCTATTCAGTTTGTAGATGATTTTGATTGTCCGGATAGATGGGATCTTTATTAAGGCTTGCTGAACATATTAGAAAGGAGATAAACATCTTGGAAACATCACCATGTAAAGACTGTTCTGAGCGCTGTTATAATTGTCATTCTGCTTGTGGTAAGTATCAGAAATATTCTGCTAAAAGGAAGACTATATTGGCAAGGACTCGTTCAGAAGACCTTCGGGCATACTATTGTGAAAAATATGCTCGTATAGGGAAAAGGTAAAAGGAGGTTATTTCTCTGTCAAAACAAAAGACATATCAGAAGTACATTTTTAAGCTACGTAGTGGCAGGATATTATCTGCCCCTCGTAAGAGCTTAACTTTGTCTCTGGAAGACGCCAGACGTAATGACGAAATAATTGCTCTGGGAGATCGTGAAGTTATGCGCTTCATCGATGAAATTAACGGACTCGATGTTCAGGCAACAGAAGAAAAAATCAAAACCATTCGGCGTGAGATACGAAGCATACAAAAAATGCCCAAATCACTGGCAAATAAACGCCGCATAAAAGCACTATATTCTGAGTTGGATCGGCTTCAATTTAAACCTGATTATGTTGCGGTCATAATGGATAGAATGTCAGATTTTAAAAAGTTAAATACAGGATTTAAGATTAACGGATTGTCTTATAAGAGATTGATAGGAACGACCAATGGTGTAAAGAAATCTACGATAATATATGCAAGCGAGATATCTAATCAAGGGAAAATAATACATAAAGAGCTTGCCCGTAGACTTGATAACGACAGAGACCTTAGTATCAAACTGGTTCCTGCAAAATTCGAGGCTTATAAATCACTTTCATGCAGTACGTCTACTCCGGTTTCGATGCCTAAAGGTATTCTTGTGGTAGATGATGTTTTTACTCATTTTCGTGAAAGGGTAATAAATCTTGATGATGTTAACAGTAATGAGCCGGTAATGACTGTTGCGGAGCAGGAAGTGGAGTTAAATACTAATGATGGATACGGACTTATTTGTCCTGCTTTAGCTGAAAAATGGAGCTCCGAAATGGGAGAGCATTATCTTGTATCTGGGTTCTGTACAAGAAATGCCTTTTTCAAAGGAATGATGTTTACTTTTGATTTTCATAGTTTTTGCGAAGAATATGGTGGAAACAAGATAATCAAAGATGTATGGGGAAATAAACATAATCTCGACGATATTGAGATGATAACAACTCCATCGATGCTTAAACTTTGGGACTCGTATAAGAGTATAGATGATTACATAGAAAAAAGCACGGGTAATCATTACGGGTTTGCGATAACTAAAGCTTTACCTGAGAAACTTGAAAGTGAAAGAAATCTTAATTATCAGTTTATTCAAAGTTACGAGCTAAATGATAAACAGATTGAAGAGCTTATCTCCCCTACCGTATCAGAGATTAAAGACGTTATCAGCGGAGATGTGAATAAGACGATTTTGTTTCTTAAAGGTATGGGCTTAACTGCAGATAATATCAATTCTGTCGAAAATGATTTCGCTAAGGCAATAATGATAGACCCTCGAATGCTTAAGGACAATTACGTAATAAACAGACTCAACTATATGCTCAAGAAAAAAATTGATGAGGCTAAGATCGGCGTACTTAAAATACATGGTAATTATGCGACAATTTCGGGAGATCCTGTTGCTTTATGTCAAAAAACATTCGGTATCGAAACAGATGAGAGTAAGCTGGGGCTGTTAAATGCCGGGGAAATTTATTCGGAGTATTGGGCGGATCTCGGAGTGAAAGAAATTGTGTGCTTTAGGGCTCCTATGTCGGCGGCAAATAATATAAGAAGAATGAAGATAGCTGACAACCCTGAAATACGTCGATGGTATAAATATATACACGTTGTAAACGTGTTAAATGCTCACGACTCGTTCTGCCATGCGCTGAATGGGTGTGACTTTGATGGAGACGCATTGATAACAACAGATAATAAAGTCCTTCTTGAGAACACAAGAGATTTACCTGCAATAATGTGTGCTCAAAGAAAAGCAGAAAAAAAGATCATAACCGAAGAATTACTCGTAGAAGCTAATCAAAACAGCTTTGGCGATGAAATAGGTACGACAACTAATCACATAACAGCTATGTATGATCTCTTGCCTTTGTTTGATAAGAATAGCGAAGAGTACAAGACGCTGGAATATAGGATAATGTGTGGACAGTTATACCAGCAGAATTGTATAGATCGTACAAAAGGCATAATCTCCAAACCTATGCCTGATTATTGGTATAATATGTCCAAAAACAAAGTCAAAGATAATAGCACACCTGAAGAAACATTGAAAAAGAAATTCAACTCTTCTATCTGTGCAAATAAAAAGCCATATTTCACGAATTATATATATCCGGACCAGATGACCGAATACAATCAATATATAAAAAGCACGAATCAAAAATGCAGAATGCTTTATCAGATGGATATTGCGGAGTTAGAAGCTCTGCCCGAGAAGACAGAAGAGCAAAACGACTTTCTTCATTGGTATTATTTGTTACTGCCCGTAAGTGATAATAGTTCGACGATGAATAAAATTTGTCATAAAATAGAACAGGAATTTGATGGATATATATCATCTGTAAAGTCATCGTCTGATTTCGATTATAGTATAATGAAAAGCGGTGTAGAATATAGCAAATACGATTATACAAAAATCAAACAACTGTATGACGAATACTTAAAAAGAACAGTCGATTTTCAAATTAGATCGAAACAGCAAAGATTAGATAAGGAAGAAACATCTATTCAATTTTTAGTGATGAGGGATGAGTTCAAGAGGGAATGTCAAGCTATTTGCCCTAATGAATGCGAATTGTGTGATATTATCCTTGATATGTGCTACAAGTCCTCACATTCTAAGCAGTTTGCATGGGAAATATGTGTAGATACGATTATTCATAATCTTCTTGCTAAAAATAATAATGAAATCTCATATGTATATAAAGATAAAGACGGTGAGATTATTTATTGTGGAGAAAATTTCAGCGTTGGGAAAGCAAAGGTGGAGACGAAGAATGATAATACTTAATGAACGTGCAGAAGCAGAAAGAATCATTGAGACGGGGAACATTGGAGAGAAGCCTTCTGAGACCCTATTACTGCTTGCAAGATACTATTATAATGTTGAAAAGCTCACGGGTAAAAAAATATATAATAAGCTGAATGAGTTTATGCAAAATAATTATCCTAAGTATGATTCGAAATTATGGGAGAATACTTTACAGAACAAAGTGAAAAAGGCAGATAAATACCCTCTTACAGAGATAAACGAAGTCGTTATTACGAGGGCGGAAATGGAAACTATAAAAAATCTAAAATCTCCACCTCTCGAAAGACTTGCGTTTACGTTGTTGTGTCTTGCGAAATTCGGAGATAAAAGAAATATAAACAACAATGGTTGGGTTTGTCGTTCTCATGATGAAATATTCAAAATCGCTGCTGTACCAGCTACTATCAAAAAACAAGCAGCAATGCTGAATAGTTTATATCGAGCCGGATTGATTGGGTTCAGCATGAAAGTTACTAATACAAACATTCAGGTTCTATATATTCAGGAAGAATCGTATATGGCGATAAGAATATCTGATTTCAGGGAGCTTGGACATGAATACATGAATTACTTAGGCAAGCATAAGTATATCAGATGTGCAGAGTGTGGGCGCTTGACAAAGTGTAAAGGGAATGCCCGCACAAAATACTGTAAGAACTGTAGTGTGAAAGTAAATATTGAACAGACAAGAATGCGCAAATTGCAAGATAAAGTTTGATATTCAAGTTGATTTGTAATAGTAAATTGAACACGCTCGAATGGCTATAATACGTTATTTGAGCGTGTTTTTCTTTCGTTTTTGATTGTTGTTTATATAGTAGGAATTTATGCCTTCGGTGGTACCGAGACTTTTCCTAAAATACGAGTAAAAGGATGAACAAAATGATACAAATCAGTAAAGACGAATATTTATTTATCTGCAAGCATGTGCGTGACCCTTATATTACCATCTGTTCGAAGCGTAAACATGGAGCAAAGGGAAGTAGAATGAGCGGCAAGACATATTATTGTCCTGAAAGCAACAGATATCTCGGACTCATCAGAGAATATCGCAATATACGTGAGGGCTAAAGCATGACAGAGAATAAACAGACTGACAATATTGAAGCGGTAATTTCTGAAGAGAAGAGCTGCGAATGTGGTGAAATGAATGTTCTTGAATGTGCATCATCAAATAATTTCAATTATGGACTCGAAGAAATGTTTGTTATGTCGGACATTGAGGACAGAAAACTTTTTATCAATGGAGAAATCACCCCTGAGACCAGAGCCAATATTTCATATCATATCATGAGATATAATGCACTTGATATTGACGTACCCGTTACAGAGAGAACTCCAATCATCATATACATATCATCTACCGGAGGTTCTACGTGGGACGGTATGGGAATCTGTGACTGCATCAAAAATTCAAAGACACCTGTAATTGGTGTTTGTACATCATATGCACTGTCCATGGGATTCTATATCTATATTTCGTGCCACAAAAGATATGCTTCTGAAAACGCATTCTTTTTAAATCATGAAGGAAGAGACGGAGATTATGGCAGTCCTTCTAAGGTTGATGACTATTGGAGATTTGGTCAAAAATATAAAGAGCGCTTGATGCAGTTTGTTGTGTCAAGAACAAAGCTTTCCATAAAAGACCTGAAAAAGACAGAGAGAATTGAAAATTATTATTTTGCAGATGAAGCCAAAACGCTTGGCATTGTAGATTCAATCATCGGCAAAGACTGTGACATTGATGAGGTCGTATAATATGGACAATCAATATTATATAGATCTTTACAATATTCTCTGTGAGAAGCAGCACAACGAGGATATTGAATGGCAGGATGTTGCCGATATGAGAGCCAGATATGGTATAAACGAAACCAGAGACTGTGCCCGTAAAGGTGCAAAGTTCTTCTATGAGTTTATCAACGGTGGCTGGGAAATCAAGCCTAAAACCAATGCTGCGACTATATCCACCAAGGAAACCGTTACGATAAACGCAGACAGATCGGAAACAAGCGAACGTACATTCTATATTGAGGATGAAAGTAAACTTCGTGACGTTGATTATCTTTTGCGCTTACATAATTATGATCCACGTTTCTTTGATGTTTCATCTGCTAAAAACAGCAAATGGAACAGTGGAGACAAGACACTATATTCAAGCAAGATAACTGTAAAGCCCAAAGTCCCCGAACTAATGGACTCTGACATGAAGCAGTGGTTCGATGATTTAGATAGAAGATACAGTAATATTACCATTCCCGTAGTATCATCAGATTACGGAACGGGTGATAATCTGCTTATTTTACCCATATCTGACCTTCACTTTGCTCTCAGATCCAGTATGCTTGAGACCGGAAGCGAATATAACTGCGAGATTGCTGAAAATCTATTTTACTATGTCATTAAAGATGTGATGTCTCGTGTGAAACATATCAAGCTTAGTAGGATTATATTTACTATAGGCGGAGATCAAAGTAATTTTGATAATCTTGCCGGAACAACTACTAAGGGAACACCGCAAGATAATGCTTGTGGATATTTTGATATGATGCAGAAGCTGTTCGATATGACTATTATAGCTATTGATATGCTTGCAAATATCGCACCTGTAGATGTTGTCTTGGTGAATGCTAATCATGACAAGACTGTTGGATATTCTCTTGCACAATATTGCTATGCCTGGTATAAGGATGACAAAAGAGTAACGGTAGATATGTCCCCTGCTCCTCGTAAGTATCGTGTTTTTGGTAAAACACTTTTCGTGTTCGCACATGACGCTGATATTAAAAAGCTTCCTGCCCTCATCCCTGATGAGTGTAGAAAAGTATGGAGCAGTGTAACTAATACTGAAGTATTTTTACAGCATCTACATAGTGAAATGGTTCTCGATGAAAACAATCACATGAGAATTCAAAGATTGCCCACTATCAGTGCGCCATCAGCGTGGACTACTGAGCAAGGATATCGTTCAAAGAGACAATGTAAGTCTTTTATTTTCGATAAAGAATATGGACTTACGGATGTTCTATACACAAATATTAAAGAATAAAAGGAGAAATTATTATGACTAAGAAGGAATTTATCGCTGCTATCGCAGCAAACGCTAACATGACAAAGAATGATGCTGAGACTGCGCTTAATGCGGTTGTTGACACAATTATCTCAGCTCTGGACAAGAAGGACACTGTAAAGCTTTATGGCTTTGGCACCTTCTCTACTGCTGACGTAGAGGCTTGTGAAAGACAGAATCCCCGCACCAAGGAAAAGTTTGTTTCCCCTGCTCATACTGTCCCCAAGTTCAAGTTCAGTTCTACTTTTAAGAAGTCGTTTAAGTAATAAGGGGGCGATATTATGTCGTCTTCCAAGAAAAATCAGCCTGAAATGATCACTAAGACAGAATTTATAAAAAGGATGTCTTATGATACTGGCTTCACTCAGGCTAATTGTAGAATTGCTTATGACTCCTTTGTCAATATAATGAAAGAGACTTTGCTTGAAGGCAGAGGTCTTTATTTCATTAAGCTCGGTTGGCTTGAGCCCTATATCAAGCCGCCCAGAAAAATGTTTCGTCTTGACGGAAACGGAGTAATGCTCGACGAAAATGGTAACAAAGTTGAGTATATTTTTCCCGAAACAAGATGGGTCAAGTTCCGTATCACTCAGAAGTTTAAGAGAGATATGAACCCCGGAATATATGACAAAGACGAAGAAGAAGATTAACGATGGTGCTGCCCCAATAGGGGCGCACTATTTTGGTGCGATGGTCAAGTGGTTAAGATGGTGCCCTTTCACGGCGTCGGCTCGGGTTCGAATCCCGATCGCATCCCCAATGAGCTTTCAGAGGCTTTGTGCTCCGAACAAGCCTTCGCCCTTGTGGCAAAATAATATATATAATAGTATATCAGAATGAAAGGAAGATTTATGAATGTCATATTCAGGATACCGCACAATTTATTTACCATCTGATCCTGAAGCTGATAAACGTGGCTTTGTTCCCGAACACAGAGTTGTGGCAAGGAAAATCCTTGGCAGACCTTTGAAGCCGGGCGAAGTGGTTCACCACAAGGATCAGAATCGATTGAATAATAGCGAAGATAACATAATCGTGTTTGTCTCCCGAGAAGCTCATACGAGATATCATCAGGGAGGCACTTTGGTTGAGACCGACGAACCTAACGTTTACACGAGTTATTTTTATCGTCCCGAAATTCCCTGTGCTTACTGTGGACAAATGTTTAAACCCAAAAGAGCTGATGCTAAGTTCTGTTGCTCTGAATGCAGCTCTTTAGCGCAGCGTAAAACAGATCGTCCAAGCAGAAGGGAACTTAAGAGATTGTTATTGGAATACAATATTACTCAGATTTCTCATATGTATGGTTTGACTGATAATGGCATCAGACGTTGGTGCCAAGCAGAAAAGCTGCCGTATAAGAAAAAAGATCTTGATAAAATGAGAGAAAAGGAAAGACTTAAAGCCGAAGAAAAGGCTTTAGAGAAAGAAATGAAGGAACGCATTGCAGAGCGTGACAGGATGATTAAAAAAAATAGCAAATGACATTAGTTCCTTCATAAAAAGGAGGAATTATGCCGAAGCAAAATTTAGGACGTAAAGCTCCTCAGCAACAAAAGAAAAAAGCTGTAGATACGCGTGTTGAGATGCTTAAACAAATTGCTGCTGGTAACGAGAATGTCCCATTTATGTATCGCTGCGAAAAATGCGGCAAACAAGTTATGGACGATGACAGAGAATTTATGATCAGCTTCAGCAAGCTTCACGTAGGACACAGATGCAGGCTTCCAATATGCAAAGACTGTTTGGATTCGTTATATGAGGAATATCTCGAAGAGCTTGGCAGCGAAGAAGAAGCGGTTCGCAGAGTGTGCATGAAGTTTGACATATATTATAATAAAGAGATCGTCAATTTGATGAAGAGCGCTTCTAAGCCTTTGAAGCGAATGACATACTATGTTGGTAAAACCCATACTGCAAAGTATGCAAACAAAACATATGACACTACTATATTGGAAGAAAAGGCAGAAGAGGATAAAATAACTACATATGAGGATATGTATTCTTCAAAAGAGATAGATCCAGATACGGTGTCTTTCTGGGGTTCCGGATTTAAACCCGAAGATTACGAATATTTGGATAGCCGATATTCTGAATGGATCCTATCTTATCCTGTACAGGCAAAGGCTATGGAAGCAATTATTCAGAAAATATGTTTGCTTGAGCTTCAGATTATGAGAGGTATTCAAAAGGGAGATAAGGTTGATAGCTTATGTAAGGCTATGAACGACCTTATGAATTCTGCGGGCATTCAGCCTAAACAAAGCAGCGAGAACACAATGAGCGACACTGCTTCATTCGGGGTCCTGATAAAACGTTGGGAAGACGAAGAGCCTATACCCGAACCTGAAGAAAAATGGAAAGATATCGATGGAATCAGACGCTATATCAGCGTCTTTTTCTTTGGACATTTATCTAAGATGTTCGGATTTAAAAATAACTGGAGTCAACTCTATGAAGACGAAATAAGAAAATATACTGTTAATCGTCCTGAGCTTGAAGAAGAAGATATCAATCAGATCACATATGAAGATATTTTTGGGTCCGGTGATGAGCCTTGAGTAAATATAGACAGTATAATACAGGAATACAGGACAAGTCTGAAAAGATGATGACTACGATAGCAAAGCGTGCAGCATTCTACAGAGAAAATCCTAACAGATTTGTAAAGGATTATCTGGGAATAGAGCTGAAATTATTCCAAGAGATTATTCTTGTGATGATGAATTACTGCACGAACAGTATGTTTTTGGCCGCAAGAGGCCTCGGAAAAACATACTTAACAGCTATTTTCTGTGTTGTCAGATGTATCTTGTATCCCGGTACCAAAATATGCGTAGCATCAAAAACACTTAAGCAGGCCAAGGAAGTTCTGAAGAAGATAACGTCAGAGCTTATGCCGAATTCTCCAAATCTTAGATTGGAGATAAAACAAATAACGCTCAATAGTGTTGATGCTCAGATTGAATTTAAAAATGGTTCTATGATTTTCGTAACCACTACGACCGATACAGCTCGTGGCGGCAGATGTCACATACTTCTTGTGGATGAGTTCCGTCTGTGCAAGAAAGAAGTTATTGAAACCGTTCTCAGACCTTTTATGCGTTCGGAGCGTATGCCTGGTTTCTTCAAGAAGAAAGAATATGTTAACTATCCCAAGGAACGTAATAAAGAAATTTACATGTCTTCGGTGTGGCTTAAGTCACATTGGGCATATAAAGAAGCACAGAGCTATGTTGTCGATCTGATGAATCAAAAGAAGAAAACATTTATATGCGGACTTCCCTATCAGATGTCTATCAAAGAAGGACTTTTGAATCCAGAGCAAGTATTGGAAGAAATGATGAGCCCGACTTTTAATGAAATTTCATTCAGCATGGAGTCTGGCTGCTTATGGTGGGGCGAAAGTGAAGATTCATTTTTCAGGTTTGACGACTTGATGAAAGCCAGAAGAATCAAAGAAGCTATATATCCCAAAGAGATATATACTCAGATCTCGAACAAAATCATTAAGTATCCCGAAAAAACACCGGGAGAACTTAGATTGCTTTCTGCCGATATTGCTGTAATGAGTTCGAAGCGCAATAAAAATGATGCAACATCAATTTTTGTTACTCAGCTGCTTCCCACTAAAGACGGTCAATATATCAGAAATGTCCTCTATTCTGAAAATAAAGAAGGCGGACATACTGAAGATCAAGCCCTAACCATCCGTCGAATTTTTGAGCAAATGGATTGTGATTACATAGTTATAGATACTCAAGGTGTTGGTGTTGGAGTATTTGATAATCTTGTTAAGGATATGACTGATGATATAACCGGAGAATTTTATCCTGCTTTCACTTGTATTAACGATGCTGAGATGGCTGAGCACTATAAAGGATCAAGCACTAATCCTGCAAAAGTTATATATAGTGTAAAAGCTAACACGAAATGGAACTCACAATGCGCATATGCTCTAAGAGACTGTATTCGTCGTGGTAAAATGAGACTTCTTCTTGATGAAGAGGAATTTAATGATGAATATGAAAGCAATAAAGCATTTTATAATTTGAGTGCTGAAGATAAGCTCACCATTAAAATGCCTTATATCCAGACATCGTTGCTCATCAATGAATTGGTCAATCTTGAATATACGACTGTTGGAGCAGAAATAAAGATCAAAGAGACCGGAACAAATCGAAAAGACCGATACAGCTCACTATCTTATGCAAATCAGATTGCAAATGAGCTTGAACGTAAATTGAGTAAGCCTAAACTTTCCCAGAGTGCATTTAGGCTTCAATGCAGAAGCCCTAAATGTATGTCGATAGGAAGGTGATATAAAATGGCAGAACAAATAAACTATAACGAACAATGGAAGAATGCTATGAAAGATTTGCGATTTTCTAAGTTGACCGACGTGCAACTTTTAAATTTAGCAAGTAATACTCATACTTCCGTTATTTATACCAAATATACAAAAGAAAACATTATCAAGTATCTTAAAAATCCCGAAACTAATGCCAAACAGCTGCGCAATGCTTCGATATACTTATATGAAGTTTCGTCACAGTATCGTAGAGTAGTCAATTATTTTGCTCATATGTGTCCGCTTAATTATATAATGTATCCGTTTAAGTTTGACGCCACTAAGGAAATAAATGATAAGGCTTTTAAAGCCTCATATAAAAAGGCTACAGATTTCATGTCGATATTTAATCTGCGTCATGAAATGAGAAAAGCATTAACTATCGCTTGGAGAGAGGATATCTTTGCAGGATACATTTATCAGACAAAAGACTCGTTTTACATAAGAAAGCTTCCTGCTGATTATGTTAAGATAGCCTCAATAGTCGATGGCTGTTATATTGTAGCTTTTGATTTCAGTTATTTCCGTGGAAAAGAAGATGAACTTGAATCGTATGGACAGGAATTTATTGATAAATACGAAATTTATAAGAAAGATTCCTCTCAGCGCTGGCAGCTTCTCGATGAAAAGAAACAGTTTTGCTTAAAAATTTCTGAAGATGTTACTTACCCTCTTATCCCTCTTGCCGGTTGTTTAGTGGGCATTTATGACATTGAAGATTATAAGGATCTTCAGAAGGGCGCCTCAATCCTGAGAAATTATAAGGCTCTTGGATTGAAGCTTCCTACTGATGAAACCGGAAATCTTCTTATTGACAAAACGCTTGCAGATCAATTTTATGCTCAGCTGACAAACATTACGCCTGATAATATTGGCGTTTTTGAGACCCCTATGGATGTACAAGTATTTGATTTCGAGAAGTCCGGAGCAGAAGATCCGGATAAAACCTATGAAGCTATCCGAAATTTCTATAACGATGTTGGAGTTTCTTCATTGCTTTTTGGCAGTGATAAACAAACTGCAGCATCGTTGAATATTTCAATAACAGCAGATGAGTGTCTGACGTTCGCTGTCAATCGTCAGATCGAACGTAATGTAAACAGGTTACTTAAAAATCTTAGTGGCACACAGAAATTCCAGATAACCATTTTGGATATAAGTGAATACCACAGACAACAGTTTCATGATTTACTTCTTAAGGATGCTCAATACGGAGTGCCTGTTAAGTCTGCTATTGCAGCCTCAGTAGGCATCGATCAACCTGCAATGAATGCTATGCTATTTATGGAAAATGATTTCCTGAAAATGCACGAAAAAATGATACCTCTAAGCTCTTCATATACTTTAGCTTCTGGGGATGAAGCAGGTCGCCCGACCGCCGAAGAAAATGGAGAAGAAATCTCCGACTCAAACGAAAACACAAGAGAACATGACAGTAACGCATCGAGGTGACAGTATGAAATTTATTATTACACAAAGTGAGAGTGTTGCTGACGCTTTGATTAAATCTGGATATGAGCCGTTACCTAATATGGGTAGCGGTTTTTTCATATTTAAAAACGAGCCATCAATCAGGAAGTTTTGTAAAGAAAATCTCGAAAATGGTGCTTACGTTTTTACAGACAAAATATTTCTTTGAGAAGGGCGGTGAAAAATTTGGCATTAAGCGAATTAAATAATGTTTCTCTCGCAGTAACATATGACCTTGATGAAAGTTTTGACACTGACCGATTCATTAAGATGAGACTCAGAGTATGTCATGATGGAGTGAATCCTAATGGTTCAAATTTCAACGTTGATGATATGAACTCTGCGAAAGATACACTGAAAAACATTCCTATTCTTGCAAACGTTGAATTTGACGAGAATGGCCAGCCCCAGTTTGGCTCTCATGATATGTCTATTGAAAAGGATAAGGTCAATGAGGGAGAATATCGTATGATTTACAAAGAAGTTCCCATTGGTGTTATTCCTGAGACGAACAATTATGAGGTAGCTGAATATGACGGCAAAAACTATGTATTTGTAGATGGATATGTATGGCGAGGATATTCAAATTACGCTGAGGATATTATCGAACGTGATAAAAATATCAAGCTTTCTATGGAAATAAGTGTTAATGAATTTACTTTTAATGCTGCCAAGAAAATCTATAACATAACCGACTATAAATACACCGGTATTACTTTTCTTAACAATGAGCTTGGTACAGGCATGAAAAATGCAATGGGTACTACAGACACATTCGCAGAAAAGGACAATATCAATGAAAAAATGCTTATTATCATGCAAGAGCTGAATGAAACTCTTGTCGCTTTTAATAAGAAAAATACTGAAGAAGGAGGTAAAAAACAAATGGATGAGAATATTGTAACAAACGCTACACCCGAAGAGCAGCCTGCTGCTCCTGCGGAAAATTTTGAAGGAGAGCCTGCTGCACCCGAAATTCCTGCTTCAGTTGAAAGCGGAGCTCCCGCAAATGATAAATTTGTAAAGACTTTTGAGCTCTCTCATGACGACGTTCGTTGTGCTCTCTATGCTCTTCTTGAACCTATCGAGACGGAGAATAATGATTGGTACTATATAGACGCCGTATATGATACATACTTCGATTATGCTTCTTGGTCTGGCAACTCTCTGTACAGACAGAAGTACACAAAGAATGGCGAAAACATTACTTTTGAGGGCGATCCCTATGAAGTATTCGTTGAAAAACTGACTTCCGATGAGAAGGCGGCTCTTGACACAATGAGAGCAAATTATGAGTCTATGCAGACAGAGATGATTTCACTCAGAGATTACAAGGCAAAGATTGAAGCTGAGTTTGCTCTTGCAGAAAAACAGGAGATCATTGACAAGTGGTCTGAGAATCTGAAAGATTCTGCTGAGTTTGCAGCCCTTAAGGATAAGCTTAATGAGTATTCCAAGGAAGACCTTGAAAGGGAATGTAAGTGTATTTTTGCTGATGCGAAAGCAAGCTTTACATTTTCAGCAAAACCTAAAGATGATGGAGTAGTTAGAATACCTATCGTAGAAAAAGATTCCGTACCTTCCAGTCCCTATGGCGACTTGTTTGATTTGTACGGCACAAAGTAATATTAGAAAGGATGAATAATATGGCATATACAGTTGTAAATCTCGATCGTATGAGCGGTACAGAAGATAGCACTCTTCTTGTATCTCTCAAGTATTTTGTTTCCGAGAACCCTGCCGAGATTGAAAACGGCGGAATTGTTGAGATTGGCGATTTTATCGACAATGAGAGAGAAGTCAGAAAGGCAACAGCGCCTACAGCTTCTACTCCCATTACCAAGCTTGTACTCGTTGCGAATCCCGAAATAATTTATGATGAGACCAGACATCATGGTCTTGAAGAGTATGTTAACGAGGCTGGCAAGGTTATACGTGGCTATCGTTTCCACAGCGGAGATGGTTTTTCAATGACCGCTGAAGGCTTCTCCGGCACACCCGCTAAGGGTAAGTATATTAAGGTTGGTACTACCACAAAGCCTGTAATCGCAAACGACGCAAGCACTGGTACTATTATCGGTAAGATTACAGATGTGTACACCCTTGGTGCACATACTTTCTATTACGTTGATCTTGCACTTTAATTTGAGAGGAGTGATTTTTAATGGCTACAGTAAATGATATTGTAAAGCTTGCAGTTGATACATATAACGGCACCCCTGCCGGTCAGTATTCCCTTGATGAATCTCACGAGGTTGTTTATAACGCTATCGTTGCTGCAAATAATGGTAAGAAATATCTTGATAGAAAAGATATCCGTGACGGCAAGTGCGGCGAGCTCTTTGCTATCATCGAAGAGACTATTGTTAAGACAGTAATTGATGGTCTTCAGGGTAATGAGTTCTTCATGAATATGGTTGAATACAAGAACCTTGCTCTTGGCGATACTAATGAGTTTTATATTCCTAATGACTCCCTTTTCTATGTTGACGAGGTAGCTCGTGGTACTCAGGGTCTCAGACGTCAGAGACTTGGCGGCGGTAATCGTATTTCTGTCAATATGAAGACTTACGGCGTAAAGGTTTACGAGGAACTTGACAGAATGCTGTCTGGAAGAGCTGATCTCAACAATATAATTGATAGAGTCGGCAGATCTATTGTTAAGAAGCAGTACGATGATATTTTTACTGCATGGACAGGTCTTGTTAACAATTCCGGTTCTACTTACATTCCTGCATCTGGTTCTTATTCTGAAGCAGTTCTTCTTGAGCTTTGCGAGCACGTTGAAGTAAACAATGGACAGACACCCATAATTATGGGTACTCGTGCAGCTCTCAGAAAGGTTACTACTGCTACTGTTTCTGAGACCGCTAAGGAAGATATGTATAACATGGGCTACTATGGCAACTTCAATGGTATTCCTATGGTAAGAATCAACCAGATCCATAAGACAAATACTGATTCTTTCCTGCTTCCTGACAATCAGCTTTATATCATAGGTATTAACACTAAGCCTATTAAGTATGTAAATGAAGGCGAGGCACTTATTGTTCCTCCTACTTACGGTATGAATGCTGATTTCTCCGAGGACTATCTGTTCGTAAACAATGCAGGCATTCAGGTTATTATTCCTGATAAGAAGTTTGCTGTTTACACAATGTCTTAATTACTATTGAGAATTTAAAGGAGAAGAATATATGGCGTATTCAAAAGCTAAAACTGCCGATATTGAGAAAACACAGGATTCGGGTACTGCTGAAACAGTGCCCGAAACTGTTTCTGCCACTTATGTTCCTCGCAGAAAGATTCCCCTTGACGCTCAGGTTATGGTTAAAAATCTAACCGGAGGCAAGCTTATTTATGTAAGTAAAAGACTTGTGGGTTATTCTGAGGAATGGCATGAGTTTGGTGAGGAAATTCCAATGGAAATGGCAGAACTATATTCTATGAAGAATACTGATAGACGTTTCTTTACTGAAAATTGGATTGAAGTTGACATGGCTGTTCTGCGTGATTTGCAGATGGATCGTTTCTATGAAAATGCTATTACTGCGGACGAGATTGAAAACCTTTTCAATATGGATCAAGAAGAACTTATAACCAAGATTAAAACAATGAGTTCTGTTATTAAGAATTGCGTTGGCATTAAAGCTATGGAGATGATTAAAGATGGTCGTCTTTCCAACATCAATACTATTGCAGCTTTGGAAAAAGCTTTAAAGTGTGAGCTTTATGAAAGATAAGGAGGTGGGCTATGGCTACCCCTTATTCAAAAATTTATGAGGCGTTTGTTTTCAAGGTAAAGGCCTATGACCTTTTAATGCTACTCGAAGAAGACAGAGAAGACATATTGTATTTGTATATGACATCCGTATGTCGTAAAGTGGCAAAAACCGTAAAGACATATGCCAATCTCACTGACAGAGACGATGAAGTTAAAGAATTTCAGACAGAACTGGACGATGACATGATAGATATTATTGCTGAATGTATGATTACTGAATGGCTAAAACCTCAAATGTATTCGGATGAATTGCTTGAAAGTCGTTTGAACACTAAGGATTTTACCGAATACTCCCCTGCTAAGCTTATTGAACAAATGCGATATGTATATGAAATGAGTAAAAAAGAGTCGAGAGTTGCTATCAATAATTATACTTTTTCTCATGGCGATATTGCGGAGTTGAATAAATCATGATAACTACAAAATATAATTCAATTCCTGATGAACTATGCGAGAACTATTTTAATATTCTTATCAATCGTCTGTATAAAATTCTCCCTTTGAAAGAAGAATATTCCCCCACTGTATCAGTCTATATTGAGAGCTTGCTTTCAGAAATGACTGGTGGACAAGATGTAATTCTATTTATTCGTAATGACGGACAATATCTTAGTATCATCAATTCATTGGAATACATAAAAGACTGTGAAGATATCTCAATTTGCAAGCGAGAAATTTTTAGATGTATTCGAATCGTGGGAACATTGAAGAGAAAGTATTTTGAGGTGAAAGAATGAATTGGTCATTGTATAATCAAAATCTCACTGTAAAAGGTGATACTCGCAGAGACCGAGCAATTTTTGAAACTCAACGTTCAATGAATAAAAGAATCCCAAGGTCTCCTGGGTACAAGAATGTTATTATCGATGGAGAACAGCAGAATGTTGTTATTACTTCTTCTACTGAAAAGTATCACAAAAAAATAAATGCTATGCCCGGAGAGCATATTTATGCCGGAAGCATTGTCGAATGGAATAACTCTCATTTTCTCATTACTGACACAGATGTCGAAGATGAGATATATCAAAGCGGCGAAATGTATAGATGTAATATCTATTTAAAATGGCAGAATGAAAAAGGAGAGATAATCGGGCGATATGGATATTCAGAAGATATCAGTCAGTTTGCATCTGGTACAGTTGAATCTAAGGTTATGATGTCTATCGAACAGGTGTTTGTTGTAAAATTTCCCTGCGATGAAGAAACGATTAAATTAAGAAGAGATAAACGCTTTTTAATTGATATTATCAATGATAAGCCCAATGCTTATATTTTGACTGGCAGAAATGTTCTTAGTGGTAACTGGACTGCAGGTGATATTTCAGGAAAGGAATTTAATGGGAAGGACAAGGTTTTGACGCTGACATTCTCTCAGACACAACTGAGTGATGATGACAACTTAGATCTTATGATTGCAGATTATTTTGACCCCAACAAATTAGGGGAGCAAACTGTAAAACAGGGTTCCTGCATTATCTCTTATACAGGAGAGCCAATCATAAAAGTTGGTGGAAGCTATAAAACTTTTTCTGTAAAATTCTTTGACTCAAAAGGTAATGAAATCGTCACTGAACCGCAATGGAAATTGACCACTGTGAAGCCTGAATATGACGGTAACTTCAAAACAATAGTTACGGACAATAAAATAAAAATAAAAGCTGATAACGTTCTCGTTATGATAGGCGATCAAGTTCTTCTGGAAGTCTCCGACAAAACAGGAATGATATCGGCTCAACTTTTTATAAAGGTGGTGAGCCTGTATGGCTAATTCATTTGAAATAATCAAATATAAACAGCAAATAGGCTCAATGCTGATTAACTGTCCCGAAATTGTTGAACTTATCAATAATGATGAAATCGAAGAACCTGAAGACTTGATAGGAAAAAATATTTTCAACTTTATCAGATATCCGAACGCTCCGGAAGAAGAGATAACATTTATTGCATTTGAAGTCGATGTTCCGGAAGTTTATAGCGACAGAAACTACCTATTCAAACAGTTAACTATTACATTTTATATAGTATCACATGAAAGGCTTATGCCGACAGATGATGTGTCGGGTGGCGTAAGAAACGATCTTATTGCCGCTTACATAGATAAGCTTTTCAATGGATATGAAGGTATAGGCAAAAAAGAACTGAGACTTATCAGTAATACTGCTCAAGCCATAAGTGTAAAACATCGCTGCAGAATAATGAAATTTGTTGCTGATGACTTAAATAACAGCAGGTGTAAAATATGAGTGATATAAGTCTGTTAAACAAAACTAAGTTTAAAGTTAACGATAATATTACAGTACATATTCCTACGCTGGGGGAAATCAAAGGTGACTCACCTAAGCTTTACGGAACAGATGAAGATGAAGCAAATTTTTATTCTTTAGTTAGCTTATTTACTTCGACCTCTTCAGATATCATGCTTGAATTGGATGAGGCAGGAATGGATTTTACAAAAATAACTGATTTTCAAACTTTTTTGATACTTTTTGGCGGAATGCCTAAAAAGGTTTTAGATGAAAAATCTTCTTTAATGTTTGAAAATATAAATCTTGCTAATTTCAAAGTTAGTTTGAGTACAATAAATGATTTACCTATACTGTACGATGAGGAGCATGATATCACGATTGACGAGTTGATGTATATGCAACTTTCAACGATTTTTTGTACCGTGTATTCGATTGAAAAGAGACATCGCAAGCCTGGAGACACAACTGCTAAAGAATATATCATAGAACGTCAAAAGGTAAAGGCTAAAAGACGAAAGAAGCAAAAATATCATTCTCGACTGGACAAGCAGGTAATTGCGTTGGTTAACAATTCCAACTTTAAATACGATTTTGATACAGTAGAGAATCTTACGATATATAACTTCATGTGTAGCTTAAAACAAATCGTTAAAAAATATCAAGTCGATAATTTAAACTCCGGAATATATGCCGGAACTGTTAATGCTAAGGGCTTAGGAGATAAACTTAATTGGCTTGATTATGAGTAAAAGACGGCAAACGACCGTCTTATTTTTTTTATAAGGAGGAAAAAACATGGCTGTTACAATCAATGGATTTACTATTACTTCCCTTGAAACCATTCATGCTTACAACAGAACTACTGGTGTTTGCGAGCTTTATCTTGATGAGCTTCAGGAAGCAACTATTGAAAACTCAGAGGATACTCAGGATATTACAGGTAAGGGTGACAGACTGCTTAAGCAGATCAAGAAGAATAAGGCAACTACTGTAACCGGTACTTCTGCACTTATCTGTGGCGATCTTATGGCTGCACAGACTGGCTCTGAGGTTGAAACTCCCGAGGGCGGTGTAAAGGTAAGAAAGCCTGATATTCTTGATGTAGCTAAGGGAGCTAAGAACGTAAAGACTACATTCAAGGCTGTTGGCGAGACTGGCGCAGAGATTTCTTCTCTCTGTATCCTTACTTCTAACGGTGCTCTTGGTAAGAAATTCACACAGGGTGCGGCTGTTTCTGCTGACGAATTTACATATGATCCTACTACTCAGGTAATCACTTTGCCTACAGATATTGCAAAGTCTGGCGACCTTAAGATCGTAGCATTTTACGATTATCTTGCAGATGGCTCTAAGGTTGTAAATAAGTCTGATATTTTCGGCAAGACTCTTAGAGTTTATGTTGACTGCATTGGTACCGATGTTTGCGATAATGAGTACAAGTGTCAGTTCGTAATTCCCAGAGGTCAGTTCTCCGGCGAATTCTCCATTTCTATGGGCGGAGATCAGACTGTTGAAGAATTTACTATCAACACACTTGTTGATACATGTCAGACTTCCGCAGCTGAGCTCTTTGAGTTCATTGTATATCAGGACGCAGTTTGATTTTAAATCTATAATCAAAGGAGAGGGCTTTAAGCCCTCTTTCTTTGTACTTGTGCTTAGTGGCTCTGAGCCCGAGTACAAGGAAATTATTGAGGTGATTATATGAGTGAGATAAGAAAACCTAATACCATATGCCGCAATCCTAACTGTACTCATGGAGAAGATGGTGGCAGAAAGCATTTTTATGCTTGTTTGGCTTGTTTACGAACTGAAAGCTGGAGAGCGTACTGTTGTTCAAGAGAATGTTATGAAGAGTATGTTCAGCTCGTTCTTTTTAATCGTAGTAAGTCTCGTGAAGAGAAGTTCCCCGAAAGAACAGATATGACTATCCCTGAAATAGAAACCGTTTGGAATAAGCCAATAAAAGAGGTTGAAAATTATACCAAAGAAGTTGAGCTGAAAGATTATTTTGAAGAAAATCCTGATATGCCTCTTGGTGATATCATTGATAAAGTTAATGAGGATATTGATTCCGCTCGCAATAAATCAAATAAGAAATATAAGCATTAACATAAATTAGGAGGTAAATGTCAAAGTTTATCTCCTATTTTTTTCAGAGGTGAACTAATGAAAAAGTTAAAACTGATTTCGCCGATACCTCCTTCGGTCAATCATTATCTCGGATATAGAGCAATTATGAAAAGCGGCAGACCAATGGCTGCAAGCTATGTTACGGCGGATGCTAAAAAATACAAGACGAATTTTACTTTGTATGTAAAAGATCAAGCTCGGAAACAAGGATATAAAATGTCCGAAAACCCATATCAACATTATTATGTGGACTGTGTGTTTTATTTCGACAGAACAGATCGGGATAGCAACAATTACATGAAGGTAATGCTTGATGCCATCACTGAAAGTGGCTGTGTCTGGATTGACGACAACGTTGTATGCGAACGAGTACAGGCGGTTTATTATGATAAAACCAATCCAAGAATTGAGCTTGAAATATATCCGGTGGACTATATAGGTATTTTTGATAATGCCTCAGCGTTAAAGAATTTTGAAAACCGTTGCGTCGGGTGTATAAGATATACACGAAATTGTAGTCTGCTGCAGAAAGCAAAAGAAGGCAGAACTCAAGATGAAATTCATGATGGATTGTGTTTGTGCTATAGAAAGAAAGGAAAATAATTATGATAAAAGAAAGAATAACATTCGCAGAAATGAAAATTTGCATAGATGAAGTAACAGATCTGTGCTTTCCCAATGGAGAATACTTGCCATATATGAAGGATTTTGCTATTTGGTATGTTTTGATGGAGCATTTTACTAATTGGGTAAAGCCCGAAATGAGTCTTGATCAGAAGTATTCTAAAACCCTTGATTTTACTTTAAGAGAAGAACTCTTTCAGAATATTCAGGTAACTTCCATATACGAAACAATGGAAAATACTATCGAAACAAAACGTCAAAAAGAAGTACAAGCCGAAGCGCATAACATTAAGTTAAATAAGCTTATTGAAGAAATTTTTGAAAAGCTTGATAATCCTGAAACTGTAGAATTACTTTCAAAATGGGGCGAAGAAATAGGAGTAAAAGAAAATGAGCAAACAAATTGATTTGCAAAAAATAATGAAAACAGCAGTAAAAAAAGCTTTGAAAGAAGATATTGAACCTGCTGTAAAAGAAGTTTATAAAAAACATGCTGAAACGTTGAAAGATATAAAACCGGGAAAAAACGCCGAAGGAGTTACAAATGCTGCTGCTAAAAAAGCACAGAAAAAGACTGCAAAGCATATAGCTCGCAGAATGTCTGATGAAAAATACATTGTAAGTAGTGATAAATACTTGGCGCCAGAATTCAAAGATACTGGCGCCTTTAGTGTTTATAACGATAAGCCGCTTGAAACTTTGATGGGCTGGAAGGATCCTTATTCAGGACAAACCGATGAATTGTCCTTTACCAGATTAGTAGTTGATGGTAATATTCTTATCCACCCTGCTCTTACAGACCATAGAAATAAAGAAAGAATGGATGAAAAGCAATGGGCAACGTATCGTGAAAATAATCGTTTTGAAAAAAAAGCTTTTATCAATCGGGCTATGCACGATCTGAAACAGAATTATAAAGATGAATTTCAAGAGATGATTGCTAAACGCTTATTGGAAGAATATAAAAAAAATAAATAAGGTGTGTGTTTTATGGATTACAAAGGTTATACAGAATATACTTTTGCAAACGATGTCGAAATGGCAAATTTTTACGAGAATATGGCAGAAAATTCTTTAGGCTTAATGGTTAACGAATATTGTTTATTGTATTCTCACGATGGAGTTTTGGTTGACAAAATTAAATGGGACGGTATTAAGAATATTGCTGTTACATATAAAGCCATCAATAATGATTGGTTTTCAAAAATTAAACCGATCAACATAGAACAAGAACTTGCCTTTGATATGCTTCAAGATAAAAATACAACAATTAAATTAGTTACTGGAAGGATGGGCAGCGGTAAAACATACTTAACTGTTTGTCATGCTCTGCAGGCATTAAAACAAAATAAATTTGACAAGATTATTTACTTGAGGAATAACGTCTCGGTCAAAGATGTCCCTGAAATAGGATATCTCCCCGGTACAGAATTGGAGAAAATTTGTAATTTTGCTCTTCCTGTTGCTGATGCGCTTGGTGGTAAAGATGGTTTGAATATTCTTATGATGCAAGGGAAACTTGAAATTGTGCCTTTAGGTTTTATAAGAGGTAGGGACTTCAAGAACTCTGCTATTATTGTATCGGAAGCCGAAAACCTCACGGCCCAGCACGTTCAGCTTATTATAGGACGTGTCGGCGAAGGTTCTACGCTTTATTTTGATGGAGATATCAAGCAGGTTGATAAGAAGATTTTTGAAACCAATAACGGAATTACAAAGGCTATAGATGTTTTAAAGGGCAACAGACTTTTTGGATATGTTCAGCTGCAGAAAACAGAACGTAGTGAAACCGCTGCGCTTGCAGATCTTTTTGATTGAAGGGCGGTGAGCAGATTTGAATATGATAAAAACTAAAATGACTTTACATAACGACATAACAGGAAGAAAAGCAGCTAACTTTGTTCATGGAGTTACAAGCAAACCTTACAATATATGGATTTATAAGAACGACAGAATGATAAACGCCAAAAGCATTCTGGGATTACTTTCGCTGAATTTACAGAGTGGAGATGAAGTTGAAGTACAAATTAGTTGCGACAACGAGAATGAGCTTTCAATTGTATGTAACGAAATTAATAATTAAGGGCAGATGACTGCCCTGTGTTGAAAGGAGTAATAATACATGGCAGGAAATATGCTTATGTTAGATGTCGGCATAAATTCTAAGAGTGCCGAAGATGGATTAGAATCTCTTGAAAGGACTCTTGAGAAAATAAGTCAAAAGAATGATAATCTTAAAATAGGAGAGCAGTTGGCTAATGATGCAAAACTTGCTCAACAAAGATATAATGATTTAATTCAACTTGTTGAAAAAGCAGAAAGCAAAACCAAACAGGTTTTTGCTATGGCAGGTTTAAAATATGTTATTGAAGATATAACTGCGCTAAACCAAAAAATTAAAGAGACCGGCGCAGAGATAGATCAAATCGAGCTAAAGTCTATTAAATTCGATGGTAAGGAATTATTTGATATAAAAGGTATCGACAAGTCAATAGATAAATTCGCTAAGGAAATTGATAAGTCTGCTAATGATTCTTTGAGCAAAATTTTGAAAACTCAGCTGGGTGATAAATTCTTTGCGGAGCAGAAAAAGAATTTACAGGATCAACTGGAATACGACATGAAACAGCTTGCTAAGAATTTTTCACAAGATAAGCTTGAAGCATATATAAACAAATACTTTAAAACGAAAGCATTTTCTGCGGCAAAAAATGGAAGCGACACAATCGCTCTTAATGGCCGTTTCCCTAAAGAAATCGAACAGTTGCTGAATAATAAAAAGATCTCTGAGCAGCTTAATGCTAACAATATTGATGTTAAAGCGATTTTGCAGCAAAAAGCAAAGGACGTTGCTTATGTTAAGGATATGAAAGAACAAATAACTAAAGAATTCATAAGTTTCTTAAACAACAATACTGATGCAAACACTTTTGGTAAGAGTTATACCGACTCTGACATTAAGGCTATGACCAGTGGTTCAAATATTTCTGAAATAACAAATGAAACGCAGAAGTTAAAAGATGAACTTAAAGAGTTAATCGACCTTTATAATAATTTTAATCATAACACAGATGAAAACGAAATATATGATACCGTTGCGCAAATAGAAGCTCTCCGAACAGCGTTAAAAAGTTTGGGTGAAGAATCTTCAAAGGTCGGGAAAATTGACGATATGGAGATGTATAAAAAGTATCTGAAAACTGTTAAAGATACTCTATCTCTTTCAAGAGATATGAACGAACCGGGTAAGACTGATGATTATAGCGAAGAATATGCGGCGCATGCACAAGCATTATCATATGACATTGATACGTTAAATGAAGTAAATATGCAGGCAATTATTGATAGTAGCGCTAAAGCTGAAAATAAAATTTCAACTTTAAAGGAACGCTTGTCTGACATTGATATGCTGATAGCAAAAATAAATAGCTACAATTCTTTAGCTCCGGGATTCGTTGAAGCAATATTTAATACGAAAGATATCAATAAGCTGAATGAACAAAGAGAAATTATTATTGCTGGGTTGAAAAAGATGGGGGTTGACATATCAGGCATTGGTTCTATTTCAGGAGCTTTAACTGGCGGCAACGATAGCTTGACAAGTGGTACCGGTGACACTCCAAATAGTGATGAAATGCTATCATCTGAAGAAGCTGAAAAACTTAAGAAAAATTATGCCGATATTACCGCCGAAGTTGAAAAGTATAAGCAGCAGATTACGGAATTGACCGCCAAAATAAAAGAGTATCGCACAACTGCCGATCAGCCTGATGATATCAAAAATAAACTTCTAACTACTGAACAGGCTCTTGAATCTGCCAAGCAGAAGATTGATGAACTCAATCAAAAAATAAGTGACTTAAATGATAAATTGGAATTCGATTCAATAGTTGGCCCCGATGGTTTTGTGATAAATCAAGAAGATTATGATAATCTTACCTCTGCTCTTGAAAAAGTAAAAGCAGAGGCACAGAGTGCCAAAGACGAGCTTGAACAACTTAAAGCTACTTCTGTACAAGTAGGCGAAGGAGAACAAGTTGTTAAGGCTGGCAGCCCTGAAACTATTAAGGAACTTGGAGAAGCCGTTAAAGCACTTCAGGAAAGAATGAATAAGGCAGAGGAAATTTTGAAAGATATCCCCGAAGGTATGAGTGGGTTAAAAAGACTTAGCGGACAAATTGAAAAAATGTCAGGGAACTTCAATGAAGATGGCAGTCTGAAAAATCTTGGCACCACTGCAGAGGAATTGGCCGAACAGTTTAAGCAACTTGAAAATCAATTTGATGCAAAGATAGATAAAAAAATTGCTAAATTTGAAAAGAACTCATATAAAGGGAAGATGTCAAATAAAAAGTTTAATTTGGCAGGATCACTTAAAGACTTAAAGGTCGGAAACAACAAGCCTCAAAACGATATTGCTGATGATGATCCACAGGAATCAACTGCCAACACTCAAGAACTCTATAAGGAAACTGAAGCATATAAAAAATTATCTGAAGCAGTACAAGCTTTTAATGAGCTTACATCTCAAAAAATAGATAAAACCGATTTCGATGCAAGAATAAAAAGGCTGCAAGATATGCAGTCTTGTGTCAAGGATATTATTGCTACTGTAGAAAACTACGAGGGTAAAGCTAACGAACTTTCTGCTCTTGTTTTAAAGAGTAAAAATGGAGACATATCAATTCAGGATAGCACAAAACTTGACGCATTGATGAATAAATTGCAGTCTGGAATCGGCACGAATACTGAAAAGAAAAATCAAATGGCGCAGGCCAAGGAAGATGCAAAGAAATATGAGGCTGTAATTGATGAATATAATCAGAAATTCCAGAGAATGATTTCGCAGAAAGTAACGTCTGGAAAGCAATTCAATGTTTTAAAGCAAAACTTAAAGTCGATGTCTAATAGTGTTGATGCTATTATGGAAAAGTATGATACATTTAAAGGTCAAGACTTTTATTCATCTGATTTTGCAAACCGTGGAGAGGCTATTCGTGGGAAGATAAAGGACGCTTCTTTAGATTTGAATGAGATTTCTAAATATAAAAATTATGAAGAAGATATATTTAATATCCAAGCAAAATACTCAGAATCTTTGAAGA